ACAAGGCGTATGTGCTGTCGCACGGCGCGGTCAGCACGAGCGGCGTGACGAACATTGTCACCAACGTCGTCAACAAGGCGTACATGACCGATGCTATTGACAGCGAGTATATCGGGAAAAACTACGGCAACGTTCTTCACGCGAACCTTTCGGGTTCTTCCTATGTGCTTTCGGAAGGTTGGGAACGTTCGCTGAACGTCATTACGAACGGTAGCCCCGCGTTTTGCAAGGTGGGAAATCAGAACTGGACTCGGTTGGAGTATTGGTATCGGTCGGTTTACGATGGCAGCCCGAGTTATGTGGGTCAGTTCTTCGGATTGCAGTCGGGCGCGTACAATGCCACTTCGGTTATAGTCACCGTTTTGCCGAACGTCGGAACGGGCGTGAGTATTTCCAATTTTCTGTATCAGCAGAAACTTGAGAGCGGAACGAACATCAAGACGATTAACCACCAAAACATCCTCGGAAGCGGAAACATAAACATTGAAGGTGGTGGCGGCGGGTCTGCGGACTTCTACGACTGGAAAACGAACAGGACGGTTGTCGCAGGAAGGTTCGCGCAGTCGCAGGGCGATGCCGTCGCGCTAGGCGTTGACGCAAAGGCAAAGACGAATTACGGAGTTGCTGTCGGTGCTAACGCTAACGCATCGTCGAACTGTGCGATTGCAGTTGGCCTTAATACGCTTGCGAAGAACTACGGCATGGCAATCGGTTGCGGAGCAAAGGCGACGAACGACAATTCGATTGCGCTTGGCAGACAGGCGAACTCTCATGGCAACGGCACTTTCAACATATCCGACTACAACAATCTCGGACTTAACGGAGTCTATGTCGGAGACAAGAGCATGACTTCGCTTATAGACCACAAGCGCGACAAGACAGATTTAGGCGTATATATGTCATCTCGCATATATTCATATCGAGCGGATGACCCGTCTTTATACACTGCGTTGACTAACGCGAGGCCAACCGTACATTATGTCGGAAGCAATGAATGGATAGTTGATGAGCCGATGCTTGGCGGCTGGAACCTTCCTTCATCTGCGACGGGCGACGAATACGCCACCAGCCTCGTATTCACGGCAGTAGATTCATCGGGGACTAAGTTTGAGCCGTGTACTATTTCGTTCGTTGACACTCCGCCAACACAAACCGCCGACATGCTGGCTCGAACGAGCGAGGTGTATGTGGCCGTGAGCGGCCTCGCGGCGACGCAGACTGTTCATACGACGAAACTTAATGATGTGTTGATAGGAGATAGATTTTCTGGATATCTGTATTTTCCGTCGTTCACGATGCGAGGCGGAAGCACTCTCGACATGTTGAACGAGTCAACGATAAACGTGGGAAGAATGGACGGAGGCACTATTAAGGTTGGAATGAGAGAAGACGGAACTGCTGGAATAGAAATCTGCCATCGTGGAGAATACTCAGAAAGTCCCGGTGACTACATAGAGATTGGTGGCACTAATGTGATGACTGCGATTAACGGCAAACAGGCGACACTTGTAAGTGGCACTAACATCAAGACGGTGAACGGCAACACGCTGCTTGGAAGCGGCGACCTTCCAATTCACGGTGAAAACTTAAAGGTAGCATCAACTGGAAGCACCACCATCAAGAGCGAACTCGACAACACCAAGACGATAGTACAGACATGGGAATCGTTCTTGGACGGCTCTAATGTCGTGTTTTCGATTACGAACTACATCAGCGGAACATACAATCTTGACGCGGCGAAACTTCGCATCTTGGAATTGCGCGACGGAACTAACTATGTCGAGGTGTACAACTCACGCGACGAAATCGACATGCACATCGACTACTTCCGTACAAACGACTTTGCGACCGCTCTGAACGAAAAGGCTGACAAGGCATGGGGTAAATACACTTCCGAAGGTACTGACGCTTCTTCAATCGGCTATTCCAACACCGTGTATCTGACCGCTCCAAACACTGTGTTTGCTGGCGGCATGGAGTACGAGCGCGTGTCTGTGGGCCTTGGTTCGATCTGCGTCCTCACTACGAAGGGCGCACCTACATATGCTCATGGCGAAGAGGGTACATTCAAGTTTCAGGATGACGGAGGAACAAATTACTTCGGGTTCGCCAAGTCGGACTCGTATACTCTTGGATGCGCTACGGACGGAATAAGCGTCAGCGGGAACCTTGTCACGCTAGCATACGAAGTGACGATGATTGGAACGCCATGCATCTGGTACAAGCAGTCTCTTGCCGACGATACTCCGTGGGAGAAGTTGAACACGCCAGACGGCAATCCTATCCCCGGTGCTTCCAAGGCTGTGTCTTGGGACACCTCTACTCCAGGACATCTTGAGTGCGACATCAACTGCTCCGAGGCAAGCGGATTCTTCAAAGCAACAATCGAAGTCGATGGCGCGGCTAAGTTTATGACGAACATGCCAGCAGACCTAATGAGGGGAATCGTCTGCACAAATACATCCGCCAACAAGACTGGCGTAATCAAGCCGTCGTACAACGGCTCTACCGTAATCTGGACTTGGAGCGAACAATGATTGAAACGGTGCAGACATACCTTATGTACGGATGCCTAGCCGCACTTGCCGTCTTGGCCTCCATCGTGTTCCTGTTTAGTATATGCGCTCCTACATGGGATGCCGTTCGCAGATTCTCGAAGTTGCCACGCATACAGCAAGTCGTGCTTCTTGTCGTTGCCATTGGATTCATCCAATATGGCGCGACAAAGGGTACTTCAATATCGTTCGACGGCGGAATCAAACAAAACAACTTGCAACCATCCTCCGTGTCCAACAACACGGTAAAGATATACTGGATGCGCGATACCTCCGGCGGAGTTCTCGTTCCGTCGGACGCTCCGGTATACATCGACTATCGTCTTTCAGTCGATACGAACGGAGTATGGCAGACGCTTGGAGAGTCTACCGTCGGAGCATGGCAGTGGATTGGCGTTCTTGCAAACGCGACTAACTACGACTACAATGTCTGGGCCTACTATGTTCCGCCCGAGCCGGTGCATACGAACGGAGTATGGCTTTATAGAACGCTTGAAGATAGAAACGAAAGATATCCAATTCCGCTTCGCGCCCGTATCGAAATCAACGGCAAGGCAATCGCGACACCAAAGGAAAAGAGGAAGGACGAGGGAAATGATTAATCTTATTTGCGCAATTCTTGCCGTCACAAATGTGTATCGGCTCGAACTCGATACTGATACGGAAAGACTGAATCTCGTCGGAGATGACTACCAGAGACGCGAGTGCGTAATTCTATCCGTCGAACAATACGCCATGCTCACTGGCCGTCTCGACCAAGTGTGGCAGTCGTTCAACAAGACCGAGGACGGTAGGCTTAAGTTGCACGGCAAGCGCGACAAGACATATCTTTCTGACGACATGAAGGAGAAGGTTATTGTCTACTCGGATGGATTCGTCCATCGCGAAAAAGCAATCGTAAAATCAACGAATACTATAAGTCGCGTAAACATGAAGCGTCCTTCGTTCGACCGCGCGAGATTTTCCGAACGCCATGCCAATATGAAGGAGGCGATTGAACGCCGCAAGCGCGGAGAGATTAAGACGGTCACGCTCGAACATGATGCGGTAACCGGAAAGGACATCGTAAAATGAAACTCAAAATTCTTACATTTTGCGTTTTGGCATCCGCAACTGTTCTTGCCGCTCCGTTCGTCACGCCAGCGATGATGAAGCGCAACGGACTGACAGACGAACAGTATCAGCGCCTGTGGGACATCGGAAAGAACCCGCGCATCGACATAGGCGCGGCACGCGACTGGATGTTCCGCGCCAATCGCTACAAGAATGTGACCAACTGGCTCGACATCTGCGGCAAGGACGATGACTTCGCCGCGCTGTCCTACGACCTTCAGGACAAGAACTTCAAGTTGGACGACACGAACAAGGTGCTAAAGGCGGAGAACCGCGTACTCGTCTCGTCGAACGAAGTCCTTGTGGTTGAGAACGAATACCTCGTCGCAACGAACGCCGTGCTTGAGGTCGATGCGAAGAAGGCGCAGAAGGTTGCGAAGAACGCGGAGAAGGCGAGGAAAAAAGACCAGAAGAATTTTGAGAAGTGGGTCAGCGACACGAAGAAGGCGAAGTCGAAGTCGAGCGAGGACATGGCGGAGTTCTACGATTCCGTCCTCGAACTCGCAGGAGAGAAGTAGCAATGAGTCTGCGCCGTCCTACTTTCTGGGAGAAGGTCAAGATAATCTGGGGCGAAATCGTCGCGTCATTCAGATGACACGCGAGAGATTTTACCAAAATGCGGCGCGTGCCGCGAAAACGAACGAGAAAGGAAAAACTGAAATGAACGAAAAGCAAAAAGAAATACTTGGAATCTGCATTGCCGGACGCAACACGCTCGACAAGCAGGAGATGATGAACAACATCTGCGATGCGTTTGGAGTCGCCAGAGTAGAAGTGAAAATCACACCTGGTGATGTAGTTCGACTTGGAAAACAGATGATTGCAGATGCGTAGCGGCGCAAATGAGCGGACATACGCCAGGAACGGCAAGGAAGAGTTATGTGAGTACCGAATACAACAAGGTCTCGTAGGAGAATAACCCAAGTTGACCGCTTGGCTATCGGCGTGGTGGTGGGAAGACCATCGCGCCGATTTTTGTTTTGGCAAATACAAAAGGACAGAAACGATGAATATGCTACTCATGGCGGCGGCGGCGACGTTGCTGACTGTTGGAGAGACGAAGATAGAAATGCCGAATGCCGAAGCGGGGGCGTTTTTCTCATCCCGCAAGGTGGAAAGAGGCATGGTCGAGAATCCAGACCCCGTGTTTGGATGGGAAGTTGAAGTGGAATGGTATGGATTCCACGGTGGATTTGAAGCGTGTTATGACATGACCGACATCAATGGTCGTGGCGGTCGGTATAACGAATTGGCGACGACGGTTGGGTACGAATATGCGCCGTTTTCATGGTTGAATGTCGGCGCGGAGTACATTTACAAGCATGAATGGGAAGGTCACACGCAGGAAATCGAGTTTTCCGCCGAATTTCCATTGTCCTGGCTCGTTCCGTATGCGACATGGAATGTTGACGCGGACGAATGCGCGGGCGCGTTGTATGGCGTTTTAGGCATATATCGCGAATGGGAGTGGAAATACGGTTTTTCGTTGATGACCGAGGTTGGGTTCGGGTATGGCAACAAGAAGAGGAATATGGAAGACTTTGAGTGTGGGCGTTGTGCGGCGCGTGACGTACATGCGAACTTGGAACTGTCGTGGGAGTTCCATGAAGGATTTGAGATTGTTCCGTTCGTCGGATTCTACGACCAATTCACGAAAGATGGGCGTAGCGCGTTCGACAACGGGTTTTTCGTCGTCGCGGGCGTTTCGGTTAAAGTGGGGTTTTGACCTATACTCGCTTGTCAAGATAAACAGTTTTTTTGTACATAGTTGACAACCAGAGCGGCTTTTGAGCCAAAACAAGGAAAGAAACAGTATGAAAATCTGCGTTTATGCCATAGCGAAGAACGAAGAGAAGTTTGTGGACGCATGGTTTGCTTCCATGTCGGAGGCGGACGGCATCTACGTCCTTGACACGGGTTCGACGGACGGCACGGTGGAGAAACTGAAGGCGCACGGGGTTCATGTCGAATCATACCCGTATGCCGAAGGCGAGTTTCGGTTTGACGACGCGAGAAACCGCAGTTTGGCACTGGTTCCCGACGATTGCGATTTATGCGTTTGCACGGACTTGGACGAGACGCTGACGGAAGGTTGGAGAGCCGAGACGGAACGGCAGTTTGCGGAGGCGTTGGAGCGCAACCCGAACACGAACTGCGCGGAATACGACTATTACTACGCAATGGACGAGCATGGCAACCCCACAAGTCGGTTCAATCAGTTCAAAATGCACTTGCGCCACCATGCCAAGTGGATTTACTACTGCCACGAGGTCTTGGACTACGATGTTCCCCGCGTTTGCACGTTTATCAAGAACATACGGCTACTGCACCATCAGGACGTAGGGAAGGAGCGGGCGAAGATGTATCTGACGCTGTTGGAGCGGCAGGCGAAGGACACGCCCGAAGATTGCCGAGCGTCGCATTATCTTGGTCGCGAATACATGTACAACGGAATGTATGACAAGGCGATAGCGGAGTTTATTCGCCATTTGTCGCTGAAGAACGGCTGGACGGCGGAGCGGGCGCAGTCCATGCGTTTCATGGCACGGTGCTATCGAAACCTTGAAAACGCGAAGGACGCGGAGTATTGGTATGCGAAGGCGGTGGCAGAAGAGCCGACGCAACGCGAGGCGGCGGTGGAACTTTCCGAGTATGCGGCTGAAAACGGCGAGTTTGAGATATGCGCATTTGCGGCGAAGTCGGCGTTGCTTTGCACGGAGAAGACACCGATATACCTTACGGAAGAAAGGTGTTGGGGCGCACTTCCGTATCATCTTCTGTCGGTCGGCATGTCGAACAAGGCGAACCGCGAATGGAAACCCGCCAGCATTGCGGCTTCCATCGCCTTGCGCCTCGAGCCGAACAACGAGAACTATTGGCGCAACATGATTGGGCTGAACGGACAAAGCCCCATATATCCTCCGATATACGAAGCGGAGCGTCTGACGAACGAGTGGAATGAGAAGCACCATGAGATGACATTGCCAGACTTTGGTATCTTCGACCATGTATATTGCATACACTACTTGAAATGCAAGGTCAGAGAACCAAGAATGCGTTGTGAATTTTCGCGTATTGGACTTTGGAATAACAGTCTGTTTTCCGTTTGGGAAACAATTAGGACTCCTTGGGAAGAGAAGTTCTTGAATTGGGACAATCCTGGCGTGATTAACTTGGCGTTGCAGACGTTGAAGATACTTTTGACGGCAAAGGAAAAGGGGTATAAGCGCATTCTTATCTTTGAGGACGATGTTTGCATGTTGAAAGACACGGGGCTTATGGCAGAAATCTTTGCCAATACGCCAGATACGGACATTGTTGTATACGACAAGTTGCCATTTATCCATCCTCAAAAGATGTCAGAAATATGTTCAAATGAAAAGTTGAACAAATGGTTCTGCCCGTGGACGAACGGCATATATTCATGTTCTTGTTATGCTCTTAACGAGAAGGCGATGGATGCGCTTATCAAGGCGTATAGTCAGAAACTCATACCGATAGACGATGCCTATCAGGGAAACGTGGTAAGCGGACTTACGAGGTCTTTTTCCATTATCAATACGTCGGTACAATGCCTTTACATAGATTCCATGTTCCCCGAACGGTTTGGCGGCTACAATTCCAAGAATGGCTATGCGTTCCAGGGAATCGACTATTCCAGGTACAATGTACCTGACGGATATGGGTATGATGCCCCGCTTGACCCGAATGAACTGCTGAAGTAGGGCGGTGGCGTTTTACCTTTGGGCTATAACTGAAATGAGGACGGTTTCAGATAGGGCGTTTGCCGCGTGTTCGGATTTGTGAGCGAATCACAACGCCCGACTCGTTTCCATGACGAAAAAAAAGGTTAGGAGCGCGTACTTAAAATGACACAGAGTGAAATCGAACAATGGAAGCGGGAACGTGACATGGCTCTTCGGATTGAAGACCCCGCGAACAGAGAAGCCGCGTTGCGCGATGTCTACAACCACCGAGACGATTTGATGATGACGTGCATTCAGCACCAGGCGGACAGGATTAAGACGGTACTCGCGGACAGCATTTCAATGAAGGCGGACATATCCAAAATCAAGGAGGAGATGAAGCCGCTGAAGGAGTCGGACAAGGACTATCGGGAAGCGAAAATCGAAGCGCGTGGCATGGCGCGGCTGATAACGTGGGCGAAATATGCCGTGGCAATGGGAGGCGGCGCGGCCATTTTGAAACTATTGGGCGGCTGACGGCATGAAGACGGGGGCTTGTCGTGCTGAATGCGGCGATATTGGAAATCGTTGCGCTACCCGTGAGAGTTGAGACTAGAGATTGGAAGACAAAGGACGGCGGGATATTCCAAGGCGACATAGTGGATGCAAAGGGTCGGATAATCTGCGGGGCGCATACGATGACGGGTTGCACAATGGAAGCGCATAGGACGGTATGCGAAGAGAAGAAGATGACGCTTCACGCCGTGGCGCAACTTTTGAATGAAAATGCGAGACGGCGAAGATAATTAAACGATTTCGCAAAGGATTAAACGTTTCTTAAATTCCGTATGGAGAAATGAAAGGAAAACAAAAGCCATGAAAAACATACTGATTAAACTGATTCCAAGTTTCATTCGCTCGATGATTGCATCCGCAATCATGGTCGAAGTCAGGGAGCGCATTGAAAAGCAGGCATTGGTTTCCTACGCGGTCAACGGAGTGGACTGGGCGATTGCAAAGAGTACGCAAAACATCAACGACGAGCGCATGACGGCGATTTGCAACGGATGCGAACTGGGTGGAGAGACGTTGCGCATTGTCGCGCTGGCTTGCAAGCCCGAAAGCGACGGAGGGCGTAAAATCACATCCGTTGAGCGCGATGACATCGCCAAGAACATGACGGTGGCTCTTGACATGCTGATTTCGGATGATTTCATTGACAGCGTTAGCAACGTCATCGGCAACCGCGTGTGTGAATATCTAGGCATAAAGGCAATCAAGTTCGGCGCATAATGGGCAACAAGTTCAAGGCACGGCAGAAAGCAAGGGGAGACTTCTCCAAGCGCAAGTTCGGAGTAAAGGGAAGACCTCCTCGCCGTTCCTTCAAGGACTTTGGCGACAGCGACGATTGGCAGAAGGGAAACCGTCGGCATGAAGGCAATTGGTAAAGTGGTTCAGATTCTGATGTTTCTGATACTCATGGCGTTTGTATTCGCGATTGCGCTCTGTGTCAGCGGCGAGGGCATTTCGGAAGTCGGGGTCGGCGGCGTTCGGGAAGGCGCGTCGGCGGACGACTTAAATCATATCCCGACAAGCAACGGCAACCCATCAATGTAAGTTGTCTTCCCGCAACTTGGGTTGCGACGTTCTTGCCGCCGTGCGGTTCGGGTTCTCGTTTCTGTCGCCCGTATTGTGCGGCGGTTCTTTTTCAAGAACGCAGTATAAGATACGCCTCAAGGCGTCTTAAAATGTAGGAAACAGTTTATTTTTAAGGTTGTTTATGCGGTTTTAACAAAGATAACAAATTTGAAAATACCCCCTTGCAAAGTCACAGCGACTCATGCTATAATAGTGTCGTCAAGCGGGGGAAGGTGAGATTCACGGTGAGTCGAAGCCCCTCAATGACAGAAGGAGAAAGACCATGAAGAAGAACACGACGAACACGGCGGACAGCAAGAACTACACGGCGGACAAAATCGCCAACTTGATTCTTGAGCAGTTGGATAAGGGCGTTTGCCCGTGGACGAAAACGTGGCACGGCGGACTTGTGCCGCAGTCGGTTGACGGTCGCCCGTATCGCGGTATCAACGCGCTGATTCTCGGCATGTTGCCGTATGACGTGCCGCGCTATGTCACCTTTTCTAAAGCGAAGGAAATGGGCGGGATGGTGAAGAAGGGCGAACACGGCTACCCCGTGATTCTGTGGAAGCCGTCGAAGTGCGCGGAGAAGGACAAGGACGGCAACCCCGTTTTGGATAAGGACGGCAACCCGAAGATGCGCCGCTTTATGACGATGCGCGGGTACACGGTTTTCAACGTGGCGCAATGCGAGGGGTTGCCCGAAAAATGCTACAAGGTCGAAGGTCTCAAGGCGCATGAGCCGATTGCCGAAGCCGAAGCCATTTGGAACGGGTACGAAGGCAAGCCGCATACGATGTACACCAACGGCGATTCGGCGTTCTATGTGCCGATGCTCGATACGATTAACATGCCGAAGATGGGGTTCTTCAATTCGCCCGAAGAGTTCTACGCGACGCTGTTTCACGAGGGCGTTCATTCGACGGGTCACGAAAAGCGTCTGCACCGCGAGTTCGGTCACGGGTTCGGTACGGAGCAGTATAGCAAGGAGGAACTTGTGGCGGAAATCGGGGCGACGTTGCTGTGCAACATGTGCGGCATTACGCGCACGGTGAAGAATGCGGCGGCGTACTGTGCGTCTTGGGCGAAGCATATCAGGGGAGAGCGTTCGGTCGAAATCGTGTATGCGGCGGCGAGAGCGCAGAAGGCGGCGGATTGGATTATGGGGAAGCGGTACGACAAGGAGGGGTAAAATCTGAAAACGGCGGGAGCGGGAAACCGCCCCGCCATAACCAACCTAAAGGATAAAAACAATGGTAAACGAAATCGTCAGATATCGGAACGCTATGGGAAAGAAGTATGCCCATACATTCATAGATTACAATGGAATTGAACATAATCTCGTCGCGGAGTGTTATACGGATGATGATGAAGTTAAGGAGTGGAATGCCCGATGGGATGTGACTGATTCTGCGCGTTCCGATGGGGAAGTTCGGACGCATGGAGTGAAGGAAGAAATGGAAATGGGTACGCATTTGTCCGTCTTGTCTGATTTGATAAAGAAGGACTATCCTAGCATTAAGCGTCTTGGATTCGATTATGCGGAGCAGGCGTTTATCCAGTCGTGAACAAAACAACCAACAACCAAAGAGAAAGGTAAAATGCACATGAGCAACGAAGTCGAAAACGAAACCGTGGCGGACACCTCGCTGTCGGTGGTGATTACAACGGATTGGGCGAAGGAACTTCCCGCCCAGATTCATTGGAACTACGAGCAGTTGAAAGCGTCCCTTGAAAAGACGCTGGAACCGTTGAAGAACATGGTTCTTGAGAAGACGGATGAAAACGTGAAGTTCGCCAAGGCGAAGCGGGCGGAAATCAACAAGTTGGGAAAGACGCTTCTCGATGCGCGGGTTGGAACGAAGAAGCGTGTCCTTGCGCCGTTCCTTGATTTCGAGGAAAAGGCGAATGCGCTGATTGACATGTGCGAAGAAGCGTCGGCGGGGTTCGACGAGTTCGTGAAGGCGGCTGAAGCGGAAGCCAAGGGGAAGAAGTGGGAAGACATCAAGGCGTATCTGTTCGCCCGCATGGACGAGGAAATGTCGCAGTACGGCGATATGCGCGAGAAGTCCCTTGATGCGTTCAAGGCGTTTTGCAAAGGGAACGCCCGTTGGCTGAACGCGACCTACAAGATGATGGACATCCAAGCCGAAATCGACGCGGAGATTGCGCGGTGTATCGAGGCGTACAACAACATTGTCGAAATGTACACGTCGGAATACGACGGCGCATACCTTGCGATTGCCAAGGAGGAAATCGTCAAGGACTTCGACAGCGGGCGCGTGACGCTGTTGGTGAGCCGCAAGCACCGCGAACACGAGCGCATCCTTGCCGAAGAGAAGGCGAAAATGGAATTGGCGGCGAAACGCAAGGCGGCGGCGGAAGAGGCGGCGGCGGAAGCGGAGCGCAACCGTCTTATTCACGAAGCGGCGGAGAAGGCGAAGGAAGCGGCGCGACTTGAAGCGGAGCGCGTTCGTGCCGAAGCGGAAGCGGAAGAGCAGAAGCGGCGGGCGGAAGAGGCGGAGAGGCAACTTGCGGAGCGGTCGAAGGAAGATGAAAAGCCGAGCGTTCCCGCAAATTGCGTGTGCATCGACCGCGACGAATTGGAGTGTATTAAGCGCATTCTCAACCGCAATGTCAATCGTTTCAGCACCTACGACGAAATGGCGACTGCGTGGAGCAACGAATACTGCGGCGTAGCCATGAAGGATTGGATGTTCTCGCAGAAGAAGGGGGCGTGACATGGAGCGCGTCAAAGACAACGATGGCAAAGTGCATTTCCGAGGCGTTTGTCAGAAGACGATATGCGGACGGGTGACGGACTGCAAAGACCTTTTGGGAAAACCATTGTTTGCCATGTCGAACACGGGAAAGCCCGTGACATGTCCCGATTGTGCTAAACTCTACTGCCGTATCAAGAACACCCCGTGGAACGAGGTGGACGACGCGGCAATGGATAAGGCAATGTACGATGCGGTAAAGTTGGACGATGAAATGGATGTTGGAAATGAATAGCGAAATGAAGATTGTAAACGTTCCAAGGATGTTTCGGTATGGCGACTACATCATCAATGCCGAGCGCGTCGAATCGGTCAAGTTCAACAAGACCTACGGTGCTAACATATTCCTTATCGGGTGCAAGACACCGTATTGGTGTCCGAATGAAGTGGCAGAAATCTGGTTTTCTCATGTAATGGATTTCAAGAAGGAGCAGAAATGAACGTCGCACCTTGGAACTTTGACACGCGCAACCCGACGACGGCCGCGCAGAGCATCCGAGAGCAAGACGTGTTGGCGGCTTCCGACGCGCTGGCGGCTTCGGTTCTCGATTTTGAGACATTGGAGTGCTTGGCTTGCGACGGCAAGAAGGACTGCGGAACATGCGCGTGGAAGAAGTTGGGGGAACTTGCGGAGAAATACCAAAACGAGCGGGAAGGAAGAGTGAAGAAATGAAAATGATATACACGTCCTACTTCGGTTCATTGAAGCGATTGCCCGCCGATTTCGTACCCGTGGCGATATGCGGCAAAATGGTATTTCCGTGGCACGGGCTTCGCTATCCGAAACTTGCGCCGAAGAAGTGCTTTTTCGACGTGTGGAAGAAGACGCACGACAACGGATATTACGTCAGCCACTACGAGCATCAAGTGTTGGCGGCGTTAGACCGCAACGAGGTCATCCGAGAACTGCGCGAGTTGGTGGGTGACGACAGCAAGACGATATGCCTTGTGTGCTACGAAACGCCCGACAAGTTTTGCCATCGCCATTTGGTTGCCAAGTGGCTCGGTTGTGCGATGGAGTGGTGCGCCGAAGACACGACGATTTGAAAACGGAGGTAGTGAAAAATGAGTTTAGACGTTGCAATTCAGACGTTCCTTGCGAACAAGGACAGTATCTTTTGGAGGAATGTCGATAAGCGCGGCATTGTGAAATACTACTACGCCGAGGATAGGGTGTATGTCTTGAAACTTGGAATGACCCATGCGTTCGTCAAAGGGAGAAGCCCGAAGGATGCGTGGCGTAGATACTGCCGCGAGAGAGACAAGGCGTTTGGATTTACGGAGGACAAGTGATATGGTATCAGAATCGGAATACATGCATAAACTCATACAACCTATTCCAACGATTGCAGAAACCATGCATAACTACATTCGCGATGAAGCGAAGCGTCTTTATCCCGTCAAGGAATCGCCGCTTGCCGCGCTCGTCGGAATGGACGCATGGATGAAAGGAAACTACAAATGAGCGGTGAAGAAAAAGATTTTAAGCGCGTTGAACGGTTTGAGTGCATCCATTGCGGTCGTCTATTCAAGACAATGCGGCATGACTGCAAGTTTGACCCCAAAAAGAAAAACTGCTTGTCTTGCAAGCATTGCCAAGGTCAGGAACCCGCCGTCGGTCATATTGAAGAAGGCGACTACGAGGACGCATACTTTAAGTGCGCGGCTGGAATGGATGGTAGTTGTAGTGGAATTGATGCCATTCAGAGCGTCGGGTGGAATATGCAATGCGATAAGTGGGAACTCATCGACGGTTGGAAAGGTCGCGTTTCCTACTGTGAGCATTTGCGAAAAATTTGGGAAAAGGAGTTTGACAAAAACAAGAAAGAACTTGAAAAAATGACGGGTCTTTCGGAGGTGTTTTAATGCCGATACCAGACAACTATATCTTCCCGATGTCGGAGCGGATGAAGCGGAAGGAAATGCCGAAGCGTCTGCGGTGGGTGATTAAAACCAAATACGGCGTATTGGGCTACTATTCATACGACACGAACCGACATGTCCGTAAGTCAGTTCTGGCGTTCCGCTGTCCCGCCAAGGCGGAAAAGGTGGCGAAGGTGCTTAAGAACAGAACTGGCATGGCGCATTCTGTCGAAATCCGAAACGAGAAGTTTACGGGCGAAGGAACGCGGGAAGAGCGTCGCATTCTCGGCAACACGACACCCGCGATAACGAGGGTATCGTGACATGAGAAAGTTCAGAGCGCGTCTTGCGCTGATAATCGTGTTGCCCGCCGTTCCGTTTGTCGCGCTGTCGTTTGCCGTGGCGGGCTACTATGAAGACGTTTCGGCGGCGTTCTCCAATTGGATTCGTGATTTCAAGAAAGGGTCGTTTTAGGAAAATGGCACATCAGAGTGACGTAAACAAGTACCGTTTCAGCGGTCGGTGCAGTAATCGCGTCGGAGCGATACTCATGTATGTCGCGCACAAGCGCAAAACCTCGGTTTCCAATATCATCAACGCGCTGATAGCGGATGGTGTCGGTAAGTTGTGGGGTGAAATGCCCTATGATGAGCGTGTCGTCATCAGCGACATACAAGACAGCATACTTATGAGAAATAAGGTAATCCGTGAAAAATATGACAAGTTGACGCGGGATGGATTTTATCGACGCAAAGGGTATGCAAAGGGTTAGAGACCCTATGGCTACCCTATCCATACCCTATGCAAAGGGTATACAAGGGGTATGCAAAGGGTCTTTGACCCTTATGTACTGTACATGTACAGTACATATAATGTATATGTATAATAAAATAAGAAGAGTATACAATAGAGAAAGGGGATATAAAGGGGGAAACAAGCCGTTGGGAAAAAATGAAAACACCCCCTTGACGGTAGAGGTGATATTATGTTATTATATGTGTGTCAAGAGGGGGAAGAGTTTGGCACGGTGCTGAACGCCCCGAATGGCGGAAGGAGAAATATGAAAAAGGTCGAGTTCTACGGTGGTACGAATTGCGTTCAAATTTGTTTTTGCGGATATAATTGGCTTATGAGCATGGATGCGCTCAACAAGGAAGCCGCGAAACTTCAGCGAGAAGCCATCCGAATCGTGAAGGCGGCTGGCGCATACGACGAGTTCAACGAATACGATGTACATGTCGTCTTTCACGAAAAAAAGTTGTTCGTTTCGGTTTGTGGGAATCGGAACGTGTGCAAGGCAATCGTGAACGAAGCGAAGCGTCGTCATTTCAAAGAGGCGTTCTAAAGTACGGAAAACAAGGAGGGAATCAGAATGGAACTCTACGGCAAGGTGGTCTACGCAATTCATTGGCTTTTGCTGAACAAGTTACGGACAGATGAGCGGTATCGCATGATGTTCTGCACGGCGGGGTTGAAGTACCATATCGTTCACCGTGACAGCGCATTGGGACGATATGATGTCGTTCGATTTGAGAAGGACGTAAACCCGTCGCTGTTCCCACGGGCGAAGGTGGCTATCAAGAAGATAAAAGAGGTCTACCGATTGGCGAATATCAACGTCTGCGTCGTCATGGACGACGACAAGAAGACGAACGCCTACGAAGATAAGGATTGGGACGGGTTGCCCGATGTCAAGGCGTATGCCGAGGAAAGCATGTCGTCTTGCTTGTGAAAAACAAAAAAATACCCCATTGACATTCGTGAGGTAGAAGTGATACAATGTTCTTGTTGACGGGGAAAAGGCGAGTGCCGAACCCCGAAGACGAAAATCCGTGCGACATGGAGGTATGTCGCGGAAAGAAGGAGAAGGTGGTTGAAATGGGTTGGACGTATTACAACGCGAATCATTATACGAAGCGCGGAACGGTTGACCGCAAGGCGGAATGCGACAGCATGTTCAACACGTCGTGGAACTATACGGACAAGGACGGCATCGTTCACCCGTTGAGTGACCGTGTTGTCAAGAGCGCGATGGTCGGTCGCGTTTGGTACGGCGCGGTCGAGCGTTCGGAAGGTGGCGTTCCGAAGTATACGACGGCGTTGGTGCTTCTCACGAGTAGCGACAATAAGCGAGGTTGGAACTTCGGCTACAAGGACATGAGCGAGAGCATGGGGCCGTTTGAGCGTCAATGCCCCGTTTCGGTTCTCAAATGTCTGTCAAGCATTGAGGAACTAAAGTCGAAGAGCGGTTATGTTGGATATGCCGAAGAATGGCGGCGCGACTGCTATGCGTATGCGGAAAACAAGGGCAAGACGGAAAAGGCGCGTGTTCCCGCCTGCATGACGGCGAAGTATCGTGGCGGGTGGGTTTTGTCTTCGGCGAACTACCGTCGTCACAACCGATATGTTGGCGTTCGATACGGTCGTTGCAACAAGGAGAAAGCCGTCAAGACGTTCGTGACACAGTATTGCCCGATGATGGCAATGGTTAAGAAGGTGTCGGCGGCATAATGGGGAAACGGAGGTAGTTGGAATATGACACAGGCGTTTTTCAACGAAATCGCAAAATTGCGAAAGACACAGCCAGCCGACACGGTGATGGTTTTCCATGCTGATGATTGCTTCTGCTATGTCTACGGCGTTTTCGACTGCATGTATGTCGGCGCGGCGTTAGGCATTGAGACACAGAAGGATGTGGACGGAGCGTTCTACATGTGTTTCAAGACGTGCGACGAAAACGGGAATACGACGATTGACGATACGCTTTCCCGTATCGCATTAAGGCAAAACGTCGCCTATTGCGAACGCGGAGAGCCGAAGCGTGGCATTTGCCATTACAAGGTGGTCAAATTCATCGAGAGAAAGGAAAACGAAAAATGAAAACTGAAATCGAAGAACTGCGTGACAAAGTGGCGGCATTGACCGTAAAGAACGAGTTGTTAAGTTGCGAAATAAAGCGCAAGGAGTCGGAGGTTGCGCACTGGCGGGCGATGGCGTTGGAGGAGAACGGCGCGGCAGATGCGCTTGCCAAGGCATGTCAGACGTGCAAGTATAAGTCATCAGTCGAAAAGATTATGTCGGTTGACACCATGCTTTGCACAAAGGGATTCGCTGATTGCCCTTATGTCGAAGTCGTCAGGAAAATTCAGAATGAAACATCAGAAAGCGGTCTGAAATGAGAAAGCCGATTGTGACACAGTTCGGGAAATGCACAAGGACTGACTGCGACGCAAATTGCCGAGGTTGGTGTCAGTCGCCGTGCGAAGAGCGCGAGAATGCTATCCGAAACCAAGAAGAAGGGAATTGAACCGTGAAGAACATCAACAAATACCGAACGCCATTGGATAAGGCAAGGGCTTTTGATGCGTATCTCAATACCGTTGAAGGAGACAGGGCGTTGAGCCATTTCATTGAATTGTTGCAAAGAAAATCGGGAAGTTTTGTAGGGCGCACATCGGCATTATACGGCATGTGCTTCAATGCGTGGCTTCATTCCAACTCGGACTGTGTTCGTGTTCCACGAGGAACAGAAAGAGAAAACCCGTGAGACATAGGCGCGATAAGGTTTACGGCTTATGGATGAACCATCGGGAAATCCGAAACATGATGCGCCGCGTTGATAGGGCATGTGCGGTTCAATGCGGCATGACCATGAAGCAATGGAGAGCATATGAAAAATCGCCGTGCTTCAAATGCGCCGATGAGTATGCAGACATGGGAGAAGAGCCAAAATGCAGGGAGTGCAATGAGCAAGGTAAAGTTTTTCGTTAAGATAGGCGATACGGTTATCAACGAGATAATCCGAGAATTGAAGAAGCATGACAACGACCATGCAAAAGGTCTTGTCTTGTCGCTTCAAGGCTCAATCGACAAGGCGGTGATAACCAAAGACGATTCTATTTATGAACGCAATTCGCATTTGACGCAAGATGATGTAAAGAACGGAGAAGTCGCTGGTCTTTTGAGTTCCTTGCGATTCTATTCTTCGATTTATGAACCTCATACGGCAAGCGTATTGTTGGCGGCACATGAACTTATATTGCGTCTTCTAGGTTCGCGTGAGAAGAGGAACATTCTTTGCAGTTCCTATAAGTCGCAACTGAACGAATTGCAGAGTCAACTCGACGACATTCACAAGGAAACCTTTTGACTACATGTCGCGATACAAGGTCGATGTCTTGTTTGACGGAAAATGGTGCTGTACGGAATACACCAAGTCGAAGGATTGGGCGCATGAATGGTTTGATTTCCTTGCCTACAAAGTCCAAGACAAGGACATTCGGTTGCTTCAGCAAGATGAAAACGGAAGGTGGACGATTGTTCTTGGAGAAAGGAAGGTAGTTAAGACATGAGCAGTTCCAAAGAAGAAGACATCGCAAGCGTCTATAAAATACAATATGGTATACGCTGTTATCTCGGTACGCGGGAATACATTTGCATACCGAACGTGTCGTGGGGTTTCTTCAAGAACATCGAGTGCGACATGATTGCCATTGGCGGCAACAACAAGGTTCACGAATATGAAATAAAGCGTTCGTGGTCAGATTTCATGGCCGACTTCAAGAAAGTCCATTTCCACGACGACATACGGATTTGCAACATGACGTATGTTCTGCCGAAGTCGTTTGCCGATGAGCGGCTTGTCGCGTTCTGTGCGAACAACTACAAGAACTTCAAGCGCGAGTTTGACTTTCTGTTCTACAACGATGACGACGGTGGCATTGTTCCGAAGGAGCGCATTACCGTGACAACGCAATGGGGTGGGTATGGCACGACAATGGCGTTCCCGAAGCAGTATCAGAGCGAAACGTACATCACGCCCGACATGCTGACAACCATACGGGGAAACGACGCGGCAGAACCGTATCGGCGCGGGCTATTCCTCGAGGAACGCGCCAAACTGTATCGCCTTGCGCTTATCAAGATTTGGTCTGACATAGCGAAAATCGAAAAAAACACCCTTGCTGGTAGAAGCGATAATATGGTATAATGTCGTCATCTAATGGAAAAGGAAGGAAAGCATGACGGAAACCGAGAGAAGGCAGATAGCGCAGTTCGCCAAGGAAGTTCGCAATGCGGTGGCTTGCAAGAATCCGGGGAAGAAGGAACGCAAAGTCTTGAGGGCCGTAGATGGAATTGACCTTGTGACGGGAATTATTACGAGGGATTCTGCAAAATGAAAAACAACCGCAACAAGAGCATGAAGCCGTTGAGCCAACCCGACACAATTGGCGTGCCGTTTGGCGACCTTGAGGGGGATGATGGCGCACTTGAGCGTTTCCAAGACACAAAAAGGAAAATGTATGGTATTGGAGTGGCGATTCGTAAGATTGCTCCGATTCGACGCATGAGCAAGAGCGCGTTTGCAAAATGGAAATCTGGCATTTGCTACATTGGTGATGATGAACCGTTGCGCAACCACATTTGAATAAAAAAACAAACGGGAGAACATGGAAAAATGAAACGAGACAAGGATGACGGTCTGTATGTGATGTACCATGGTGACGTGTATCGCGTCGTCAAGTACGCGAAATGCGACAAACGCCATTGTTCTCTTTTCACAAAAGGCAAGTGCGACCACTACGGACTCGTTCGCGATTGCCCGTGCTTTCCGCTGATTGACATTATCGACAAGGCAACGCCAATGACGCAAGGCGTGACGTTTCAGCGTGTCCGTCTATTCGACCGTCCGCATTGCGACAAGTGCGTTCACTTGGCGCGTTTTTCTGAAACGGGCGCGAAGGGTAGGCGCGTCTGGTGGATGGAATGCCCGCACAACAAGAACATGAAGAAGTGGGATGGCTCTCTCGCTTCGCATTGTTGCAACTACACGAGGGGCTGTTGATTCCTTGACGACATGACGCGGAAAGAAAAATACGGCGAACGCGCCGACGCGGAATTTGAAAACGCAATGGCGTGGTATGCACAGCACCATGAGCGTTGCAAGGAGAATTGCGGGCGTTGCGGAGAAATCGACTGCAAAGAGGCGTGGATGGCTACGGAACTCGATGAAAACGGCGACCCGATATGCAACTGATTGCCATAGCGATTGTCGGCATGTTCTTATTCGTCTCTTGTGCGGTCATCGTGCATTACAAACCAGACGGAGAAGAATGGAAGGGAGTTGAAGAATGACAGACCCTTTATTTTTTGTTCTTTCCAATGATTGCATGGTTAATCCTAAACGAATCATCGGGTACAAAAATAGAAAATTGTATCTCGATGGTCTTAAAGAGCCGTATTTTGTATTAACAGAAGAAGAGGACAAGAAACTTATAAAAATACTTGAAGTGAAAGGAATGATTGACGATGGCGAAGAGGTTATTTAAGGCGGCGTTGGGGTTCTGCGTTGGAGTAATGACAATTCCACTCGCGGCAATCGCATACCCATTTTTGATTTCGTATTACCTTTACACAGAGAACACCGAGGACTACGACATTATCTGACTATGAGCGGTTCTGAAAATAATAACGCCGAATGCCTTTGTGAAACGTGCGCTTACTGCATTGAAAGCGTTTATGGTAAAAAGAGATGCGGATTTAGCATAGTTTGGAAATTGGAAGGTCGCAAGACGTGTAAAAACTATCACAACAAAAAAATTCCTTTCGTATCTACCGAAAAGACTACATACCGTGGTCAGGTGTTCGGAATCCGCATGACATCGCCTACGGTAAGGCGTTCTGATTATGAGGTGAAGACGACGAGGAAGTTCGGTGAGCGTTCCGAATGTTGGCATGGCGGAGGGATGTTCAAAAGCAAGACAAATTGAAGACACGAAGGGAAATCGAAAAAATGACGGTTGACTTCAGAATCGGGTTTTCGCACGAAGTGTTGCAGTATTTTGCTCATTTCAGATACACGGGAAGATACAACGAGAGTTGCAACAAACTCGCGCTTAACCTTTGCGAAGCGATGAACAACACGATTGAAGCGTCCATCAAGGAGCAGAACATATTACCCGTTTCGGTAGAACACGCAAGAGAAGCAGCCAAGGGGAGCCAGACAATGCACGTCTGGCTTGACATTTCGACCATTGGCGGAAAAATCATCTGCGAGGTTTTGTTCGACCCGACGAATGAGCAGAACACATGGGGCGGGCCGAGGAAGATTAAAATGGCGTACAAGTTCGCGGATTGCCTTTGCGAGTATGTCAAGAACTTCCGAAAGACGGCGGTTCGCAACGGTGCGTGGCCGAAGGATTGGAAGTTCATTGAACTTCGGCGCAAGATGCCGTCGTGGGCGGGATATGGTCTGACCGAAGACGAAAAGAAAGGCGACTGACGAGCAATGAAGACATGCGAACACAAGGAACGCGCCGTATGGATTCAAGGCACGACGTTGAATTTGGGATGCTGGCGTTGCTCCATAACGCACAATGAATGTTCATGGGCTAAAATGAAACAATGCCCGTTCTATACAAAACAAAGGAAAACAAGAAATGAAGAAGTTTGAATCATTGTTTTTTGCCTTTTTAACCTTTTCCATATCCTTATTAGCATCTCCGTTGGCGGGGCGTTCATTATGGTGCGACGAAATGTTGAGATGCAAGGTATTTACGACATATTCTCTTGCTGATATATGGAACGGCGTAGCATTGGCAAGTTTCGATTCCCAAACGCCTCTGTGCTATACCATCTACATACCAATGCAAGTTATTTTCGGATTCAGACTAGGCTCGTGTCTAATTTCCGCTTTGTCAGCATCTGCATTGTTTCTATTGTCCGTCAATGCGTTTACATGTATTTCTGGAAGTAAGCCAAGTAGAATTTCAATGTTAGTTGGGTCGTTAAGCCCATCGCTTTTATACTTCGGTTCTGAACTATGGTTTTACATGCCGTTTGCTTTTTTCGTCTCATGGTTTTCCTACGAATCAATGAGATATTACGTCGGTGTTCGCAAGTTAGTGAGCATACGTCTCGTGATTTCATCGTTTCTTACATTCGGAACTCATTTTTCCGGCGCGTTTACGGTTGCTACAATCGCATCGTTTGTCATCGTGTCTTTTATTGTAAAAAAAGAATGGTTTAAGACGGCGTGTTATTTGTCAAATTTACTACCATGCGCATGTCTCGTGCCGATGTATCTAATCGCAAATACATCCGCTCGTCACATGGATTGCATAGGAGGAATACGTTGGAACGCACTAGGAACTTCTATTTGGTGGATATGGTCTTATCTGACTACGCAGATACCATTCTACTGCTATGGGGTTTTTGGATTTGCGGCCATTTTGTTTGGTGCTTACCGAATGTTGAAATCAAGAAAATGGGTAGCGTTTTTTGTATGTGCGACCATGTTTTCTGTAATTCCATATCTTGTCTACTCACATATGAGGGGATATGATTTCAACGCCCCGCGTTTTTGGTCTTTTGCAACATACTCGGTACTTGTATGCGAAATGTTTGCATTGAAGTCATGCAATCGAATTTATGAAAAAATGATTTTCATTTTGTTGTCGGCGGTCTGTTTCGTTTCAGTCTATGGTTTGGTTTCCGCAACTGGACGTGCTGTTTCATATCGCAAGATGTCAGAGCAGATTGACAAGGTTGCTCCGAATGTAAAGGCCGTATTCGTAAACCACTATGAGACAAGGTGGTTTATGTGGAATTACAAATTCAATACAAACAGGAAAATGGAAGTTGCGGGATATTGGGAAATGGGGGAAAGCACAAGAGCCAAAATTCTTTACTCGATAAAGCAACGCAAAGAGCCGTTTGTAGTTTACATAGGAGGAGAGGCAGATGAGAAAATGTCTCGTTTGGTTGGAATAGACACAACTCCGCTCGTGGTGTCGGATGATGACAATCTTGGGAATATGCTTTCCCTTGTCGGTATTCAGCGAAAAGTAAAGTTCTTCAAGCCGTATTTCACGGTGGTAAACAACAATAAATGAAAGGAAAGCGATAAATGAAAAATCTGCCCCTGAAGGTTCATATTCCAAAAGGCGACAAGCAAGTGGTCACGCTTGTGCCGATTGGAAACATACATTCGATACGCGAGGTGACGGACGAAAAAGACCTTTCCTACGGTTTTAAGTCGCGTATATTCTTTTTGGGCGAGTCGGAAGGGTGCATATCCGTGTCTGACGACATACTAGACATTCTGAAGCAATACCAACATATGTTTGAGTTCGTGCAGTCAACTAAAAGCAAATTCAAAAAGGGAGCGTGAAAAAATGCTTTCACCACTTGCAGTTGCCACGGAACTTGAGACGTTCAAGAGGGCGCATAACGGAGGTCAGATTATCACCGATGCCGTCCGAACGATACGGGAGCAGAACGATGAACTTCGGCATTACCGCGCAATGGAAGCGCAGTTCGGTGATATGTTGAGGTTTGTCAAGAAGCACATGGGTCGCCGCATGGAGATATATGCTCGGCGCAAGAAATACAAGCGAACGGCGGGAGGATTGGAAGAGATACGGTATGTGATTCCGACGGGCGCGGAGCGCAACATGTTCGACGGCATGGTTCGCGAGTGCGAGAAGTATGTGCCGAACGCGGGAATTTACGGGAAACTGTGAAAGAGTACAAGTTTCAGATACGGTTTTCGCCGTGCTATTCGGACAATCCAAATCGCGATTGTCATTGGCACGATGTCGATACGATGACGGATGTTTCCCGCCGTCATGCATTAGCGCACTTGAAGTCATTGTCACATGATGCTATTAGGTACGATTACAGACTTCTTGAACGCGAAGTGTTGCCGTGGAAAAGGTCGTTTGTCGCCTACAAGTCAACAGAACAGCAAGAAAGGAAAAAACAAGGTATGGATAATAAACGTGAGCAGTTTGAACGGCGCATCGAGGAAATCGTCGTGGCACAACTCGGCGTAAACAAGGAGAAAGTGAAGGACGACGCGAACATCTGCGCCGACCTTGGTGCTGACTACCTTGACATGGTTGAACTCGTGATGGATGTCGAATGCAAACTTGAAATCACGATTCCCGACCAAATGGGCGAGACGATTCAGACCGTCAAACAACTGAAGGAAGTTGCTTGGGCGGAGTATTCTAAAGGCATTTGACGGGCGAAAAAAAATTAAAATACCCCCTTGCGGTGGATGCGACAAATATGCTATAATGTAAGCGTCAAAGGGAGAGAAGGTTTTGGCAAGGTGCTGAAACGCCCAATGGCAGAAGGACAAAAAAGGAAAGAAGGTCAGAAATGGCGGAAATGATGAAGAGGTACGAAATGACGCAGGACGAGCGTAATGCCATGCGTCGGATTGCGGGCGACCAGTCGTGGGGATTCACCTACGATGAAGTGCTTGCCATGTCAAAGGTTGCGCAGATGTGCGACATTGGCTCTTTTACTATGTTCGACATGAAGAAGTATCTGCCGAAGACGTGGGATATTCCCGCAAGCATCGACAAGCCGAACAAACTCAAGGTGTTCATTTCGGACTTGCTTGAGGATTGCAACTTTCACGGCGAGTCGTGCCTTATCGACGGTTGTTGCTATCGTCTTCTCGACGAGCATTACAACATGCTGAAGGCGCACGAGGAGGAATGACCATGAGCAAGTACAACACATTGGACGAGTTGCAGACCACGCCAGGGAATTGGCAAATGTCGTCGCCAACGAATGAGTTGGCTATAATGACGGATGCATCGCCTTGGGTGATTGCGACCATATGCGACTATGCGACGGGAACTTCTATGGCGAAACGGAACGGTCGTCTTATGATGGCTTCCCGTGAACTGTACGATGCTTGCTATGAGGCGTTGCATTGCGGAAAGGCGGTTTATCTTGGTGACAAGGTGCTGTCTAAACTGATTGCGGCGTTGGAAAAGGCGGGAGGGCTTGAAAAATGAAGACTGTTGAAGAGTTGGATGAAAACAAGGTTCGCGATGCCTCCCGAAAACTCTATTCGGCATTGCGCCGTTGCTATGTGGCGTTCGGTCATGTCAACGCGCCTTCCTTGTGGGAAGAGGTCAAGTGTGCGCTATCGGAAGCGTCGGGGGAGCAACTGACATGACAATGGAATTGTTTGCATGAGTGATATGAAATTAAATAAGACGAGAAGTTTCAAAGTGCCTGAAAGAAAACATCCTACATTGATTTCACAGCCCCATCGTGAGGCGCGTGTTAAAACGGAAATCACGAAGGCAACAGACGTGCGTGGGTGCAAACACGGAAGCGTTGAGCCGACAACGGGGAGATAATACTGCCAACCATGGAGAGCGACTTCATTGCCCCAAAAAGGAGAGTAATACTGGTACCACCGTTCCCGTTCGGTGTCCTCGCAAACGGGATGGTCTTGAAATGAAAAACAACATGATAATAACAGAAGGTAAACACATTCTCGATGTGACGTGTAGCAACCGTTCAATCTGGTTTGACAAGGAATGTCCTATAGCGTTGTATTGCGATAAGCGTAAATGCGTAGAAACGGTAGTGTTTGCAGGTGGAAAGAAAAAACAAGATTGCGTTGTCAACCCCGATGTTGTGTGCGACTTCACAGACCTACCATTCTTCGACAATTCATTTGAACTCGTCGTCTTTGACCCTCCCCATGCTTTGAACATAAACGAGGATTCTTGGACGTGTAAGAGATATGGAACTTTGCTCAATGGGTGGGAAGAGGTGGTAAAAAGCGGTATCAATGAATGTATGCGCGTTCTGAAGCCATACGGAACTTTGATATTCAAATGGAGCGATGTTCACATTTCCACAGCCGACGTTATAAAGGCAATCGGAATTACGCCGTTGTTTGGGCATAGAAGCGGTAAGAAAATGAACACACATTGGATGGTTTTTATGAAAGGAGATAAATAACATGGTCATTAACTTCAGCACCAGACGACGGGATGTGGATAATTCCGTATACTTCGGGTCGTGCATTATTCAGAATTGGCTGTTTGCCGCCATCAAAGAAGAGGCATGGAAAAAGCACATTAGCGAGAACACCTTGATACGGAAGATTCTTGCCGAGCATTTCAAGTCCAAGAAGCCGAACGGTTGCATTGCCGACCCCGTGGATGAACTCGACAAGCGTATGAGAACAAGTGACTAATGGTTTTGTATGCACGACGTGGAAAGTGCCATTTATCCAGTTGTTGAATTTGCAAGAAGCCATTTGTTGGTAAACCAATGGGATGCGGCAAAGGTTGTATCTACTGCATATTTCAAACTCGTTGCATGTGGTGACGAAGCAGAACAGAATGAAGTTGCGAAAATCATCATGTCCGTTGATTGCAAGGTAAGCAAAAAACACCATAACCTTGAATGTGGAATAAGGATAAATGAATGGGATGCACTTGATGCCATATTTGAAATACAAAAGATTTTTGGATATGGCTTTTTCTCAAAAAGGTTTAGAAGAAAACTGACGAAGATTGTTGAAAATTCAAACTTATTCAAGGCACGGACAACTCTTATTGAAGTTTTGAAAGCCGCATATTAGGTGTTTTGTATTTGATTACGAAAGGAATTAAGCATGACAAACAATAAAAAGGTAATGGTTTGCGAAGCGGAAGATTCGCGCATGGTTGGGTTGAAGTTCGACGTTCCCGACCTCTTGGCGCAGTCCAGCGACTTCGCCGTGAAGAAGTTTATGAAGCGTTATATCGCGGAACGATTCGACATCGACATGTCTGGCGTTTCTCTTACCGTCACTTCCGAAGAATAACATTGACAATGAAGAGATTGAAAAATCTTGTGTATGCCCTTTTGTTTGGTATGGTAATCGGTATTGGGATTGACATAGCACATAGCGTAGAGGTTATTCCTATAAAGCATGACGAACTTTCAAAAGAGATTAATGACCTTAAAAGCACCATTAAAGAACAAGAGCGTTTGATTCGCGCACAGCATGACACGATTGAGAACATGCAGAGGCAGATAATTAAGTACAAGCGGCTGTCTGAAAAGAAATCGTCTACTTGACACGGTATAGAAAATGCGAGAGATATACAATACCGACTGTTTTTCGTGCATTGAAAAGACTGTTTCCGAAGTCAGCAACCCAATCATTGTGACTGACCCACCCTTTAACGTTGGATATGGGTACGATGAATATGTCGATAGGTTGCCAGAAGAAGAATACCTTGAAAAGTTGGATTATATTTTTAGTCTTTGCCCATCTGTCGTGATACACTATCCCGAACATTTGTATAAATTGTCGGTAAAGATGGGAAAGATACCGATGCGCGTCATATCTTGGGTTTACAATTCAAATACGCCACGTCAGCACCGCGACATTGCCTATTTCGGTATCGAGCCTGATTTTCACGGGTTGGGTGAATATAAAAATCCAACAGACAAGAGAATTGCCGAGCGTATATCAGAAGGGAAAAAGCCGATTGGCTATGATTGGGTGTATGCAGACCAAGTGAAGAATGTCAGCAAGGGTGTAAATTCTCATCCGTGTCAAATGCCTCTCGCTGTCATGTTGTATGTGGTGAGGACTTTGCCACACGACTGCACAATCATTGACCCATTTATGGGTAGCGGAACAACATGTTTGGCGGCAAAAAGGAACGGCATGGAGTATGTCGGAATTGAGATAAGCAAACGGTACTTCAAAATTGCCTACAACAGATTGAATAACGATTCTCCATTGTTTGATACCATTGAAGGTAATGAAAAATGAAAATAAAAAAGCAAATCAAGAACAAACCAAAAACGCTGTCACCTTGGGAATGGACGCTCATTGTTGCCGCGTGGCGATACTACGAGAACCGCATGACGATTGCATCTTCCATGTTCCCGCATGAAATCATCGAGCATTTCTTCTGTGGCGCGTATGACGAAGATTCATGCAACCGCATTGCCCGTCAGTTTTCCTATATTGACCACCACAATGGCGAAAGCGATTGGAGTGGTACGAAGTACCTTATGGATATGGATAAAACGCCGTGGTGCAAGTTCTACGCCTTTATGAAGGCGTGGATAGACGGATTCGCAACCGTGACGGTCAGCGACGGGAAAAAGACCGAGGTTGTCGAGGCGTTTTACTGCGAGTTCACGAAGCGATGGCATCCGAAGCAGTTGTATATGGCGGGTGGACTGCACGAAAGCGCATACATACCACCGGAATACATTAAGAAGATTGTCGGGGGAAATCGAAATGTTTGAATACGACACGATATGTCAAGGGGATTGTCTGTCAGGCATGAAGGCAATGCCCGATGCTTGCGTTGACACGATTGTGACTTCTCCGCCATACAATAAGAAAGGGCAATCCAAGAAGAAGGGAAATCAGATTTGGGGAGGGTTTCGGATAGATTACGACTCGTATCAAGATAGTCTTGACAATGACGAATATGATGATTGGATGCGTCAATTGCTTTGTGAGTTCAACAGGATTCTCAAGCCGAATGGTTCTGTATTCTTTAATCATAAGGTTATACTTGAAAATTGCACGGCTCATTTCCCTTCTTTCGTATTGGATTGTGGAATACATTTATATCAGTTAGTAGTATGGAATAGGATGTGCAGTTGCAACATTAGAAATGATACATTGTTTCCGACATACGAACTTGTGTTTTGGCTTTCAAAAGGTAAGCCGAATGTTTACAAGGAGCAGGCGACATACAAGAATGACATTTGGAACATACCACCCGAAAAGAATAGCGAACATCCAGCACCTTTCCCTTATAAATTGGCTGAAAACTGTATTCTTCTGACAAATCCTAAAAACAGCGGAAATTTGATATTCGACCCTTTTATGGGTAGTGGAACAACGGCTGTTGCGGCTAAAAATACTGGAAATCATTTTTTAGGTTTTGAATTGTCTGAAGATTATCGAAGAATGGCAATGAAACGAATTGCTAATGTAAAGTCATTCAAAAATGGGATTGTTCAGAACGACCTTTTTGGAGATTGAATATGCACGAAGACCTCATTGTGAAGTTAGCCGTCGTCGTTTCTTGCTTGTTCTCTTTTACGCTTGTGTTCTTGGCAAGCCGACACATGGAGCATTGATTTATGAGCAATGGAATATACATTGATAGGTCGTCCAAGGGCGACGGTCGAAGGCACGAATCCTACCGTGCAGAGGTAAATGTAAACGGAAAGCGCATACGCAAACGGTTCTATACCTATGCTGAAGCCCGCGCTTGGTATGACACGAACAAAGGAAAAAAGTAATGAAAATAGACGGCAAGGTGCATTGTTTCTTTGAACAGTCGGGGACATTCAAGAACGAGTTTATCAAACTCGGTGTTCCCGCCGAGGACTACGACATACAAAACAACTTCGGGCAGACAGACCACGTTGTGGACTTGTTCGGAGAAATCGAAAAGGCATATGACGGCAAGCCGAGTCTTTTCGACGGAATAGGCAAGGACGATTTGATTATGGCGTTCTTCCCGTGCATATACTTCTGTGACAATAATTCATTTTACTTCACCGATGTTGCAATAAATCTCCGTCATTTCAAAGATGACATAGCAGGAAGGTATCGTAGTATAATTCAAAGAAGCAAGGATAGGGAGTTTTTTTATCAGTTGCTATGGAAATTGGTTTATATCTCGAAAACAAGGCATATTCGACTAATCATAGAGAATCCTTGGGACACAAATGGAACGACATATCTTCAGCACAATTTCATAAAACCATCTTTGATTGACAAGAACAGGATGGTTCGTGGTGATAAGTTCAAAAAGCCGACAGCATACTGGTTTATAGAGTGCGAAAGGACGCACGCATTGTCACCTCAAAACGACAAGGTGCAAGTTAAAATTAGAAAATCTAAAGGAGGTTCAAAAGGGGTGTGTAGCGAAGATAGGTCGATGATAAGTTCCGACTACGCAAGGAACTTCATTTGCGACTTCATATTCGGTGGGGGGGGGGTATAATACCGTTCCCCAGCAGATAGATTTGTTTGATTTATAATGCCTTGACCCATTGGCTATCCGTGGAAGGGTTTTCAATGCTATGGAAGACAATATCACGGAATTGGTAAGGGAGATTGGTCGATTTTCATCTGTTGGAAACGCTGTCCGTGTAATGGCAACGGACATGCGTGATAGGTTGGGTCTAGAACACGACAAATTGGGTCGATTTGCCAAGAAGGACGGGAGTTCCTCCGAGACGGGTGTTGAGTTCGCTCTGTCGCTTGTTGACAAAAAGAAACTTGAGTCGGTTCGCGCCGTCGGAAACTATACGACGGCAGATGGAAAGAAGCACGACACGCGCATTAACAACAATACGGGTAAGCCGATTTCAAAGGCGTTGAACGACTGTATTGACGCGCTTATGTGCGGCGTAGCGGTCACGGCGGCGGAAATAGAGCAAACGCCCGAATGGAAGTTGGCGAGAGAGCAGTTGCGCCAGCACCGAGCGACGAATTGGAAGAAGAACGGATTTGTCTATACGCATAACATCGACACGAAGGAGCGCGGAGAACTCCGTAGCAAAGTCGAGAGTGACGCGCTTGCCGAAGTCATTACGCGGGAGCAGAATCCAGACGCATTCGACTATGCGGACAAGACTGGGGCTGAACTGAAGCCATGGAAGGTGAAGCGCGGTCATGTCATTGACGTTATCACGGGACTTCCCGCCGCTGGAAAGTCAACGACGTTTGCCAACAAACTGTCGGTCGAGAACGAGGCGCGTCTGATTGATTCTGACGAGTTCAAGAAGCGTATGCCCGAATACAACCGAGGTCTCGGCGCGGATATGGTTCACGAGGAGTCGTCCCGCATTGCCAAGCGTGTATTTCAGAAGGCGGTCGAGCGTGGCGAGAACATTACCTATCCCGTCATTGGTTTCAAGGCGGACAAGTTGCGCGAGATGTTCAAGTATCTGCGCGACAACGGCTATACGATTCGCCTCCATTTGAACGAGATGGACGCGAACAAGGCGAAGGGGCGTATGCTTCTGCGGTTCGCGGAACGTGGTCGTTTTCTTCCCTTGTCGCTGTTCCGCAAGTACGGCAACAAGCCGACGGACGCTTACAACGCCGTCAAGGGCGAGGTGGACTTCTATGAGAAGTACCGTAGCGAGACGGGGATTGGCGAGAAGCCGAAACTCATTGAAAAGGGCGGCAAGGAATCCAAGTAATCTAACGAGAAAGGTCTGATAGGGTTATGGCGGACAACCATGTGATTGGCGACGACAAAAGCGCGGCGGAAGTTTACGCGGAATACAAGGACGGAATGATTGACCGCGAGATGTTCATGGAATGGCTTATCGAGCGTCACGATGCGAAACTCATCGACGACGCGACGTATGACAAGTATGCGGACGAACTGACGTGCGACGTGTACGGCGAGACCGATACGGTGGCGGATGTCGAAGACGAGGAGGAGTGAAGGTCATGGCGGAAGAGAACGAGAATGTCGAGACGTTTGACGTGGCGGAAAGCGTCAGGGAGATTGCGCGTATGGCTTTGGATGCGTCCGAAGTCAAGCGTTCCGTGGCGGATTGCACGGCAAAGGGCGGCCCCGAAAACTGCCCGTACCACCGTCAGTTCATACATAAGGAAGGCGAAGGCGTAGCGTCATACTACAACAAGAAGAAGATTGTCGAAAAGAACGGCAAGCGCGTCTATATCGACACTGGCGCGTCGGAGAACAGCAAGTTTCTGACAGACAAGGAGAAGAAGGATGGCGTTCGGAGCGACCCCGAATTTGGAACGAAGATTTACAAGGGCGGAGAGAAGAAGCGCAAGCCACCGAAAGGTGCGCGTTCCATTGGTATTGTGTTGCCCGAAGCGAAAGCACCCGATGCCACGCCGAACCTTGACAGTTTCAAGAACGTGGAAGAGGTGCGCGTTGCCAAGATAAACGAACTCGCCGCCGACCAAGTGTACGTCCGTTCTGAAGACCCGATTGCTGGCGTTGAAATCAAGCAGAACGACCGACTGAAGAAAGAGGAGCGCGTCGCCAAGAAAGGCGAGGCGGGTATGCCCGTCTACAAGTGGACGAAGGGTGGCAAGGAAGTCGAGCCGTCTGAAGCGTTGCGCCTTGAAGCCGCGCTCGGAGAATTGAAGATCGGTGCGGCTCTTTCCGCCGACAGCGCGGACGTGAGGATTCGCGCCGATATTGCCAACGGGTTCGGGCAGATTGCGCAGTACAAGGACGGCAAGGGGAACGTGAAGTACGGCTATTCGCAGACGTTCAAGGACGCTTGCGCCATTGAGAAGTGGAAACGCCTTGAAGGTCTTTTCGGACATTACGATGACATTCTCCATAAAATCATGGGCGACTGTCAGAAGGGGCGCAAGGAGGCGATTATCGCCTACTTCATGTACCGAACGAAGTGCCGCATTGGGTCGAAGAGTAACCCGAAGCCGAACGAAGGGCGCGGGGCGACTTCGCTCACGACGGGGAACTTCGCCGTGGATGGTGACGACGTGTTCCGCGTGTCGTTCCCCGCCAAGAACGGCTATTGGCACGTCAGTTGCCAGGACAAGTTCCTGACGGACTTCATTCGCAAGCGCAAGGAAGAGATACGGGCAAGCGGCGAAGGAATGAACAGCGAGAAGGTGTTTGGCGTTTCCTACGGTAAGGTCAACGACTATCTCAAAGAAATCAGCCGAGAGTATGTCGGAGGCGACGACAAGTTGGCGTTTCGTCCGCACAATTTCAGGCATTTCGCCGCAACCCGAATCGCCGTTCAGAAAATGGACGAGTTCGCGGCTGGCGTTGACCCCGAAAAAGACCCGTTGAAGTACCAGACAGCCGTGTGCAAGGCAATCACGGAAGCGGCGAAGGTACTCAACGATACCCCGAAGGTGGTTTACGAATCCTACGTCATACCGCGTATGCTCTATGCGAAGAATCCGAAGATGATGGTAGGGCAATTCCCGTATTTGAGCGAAAAGCGCGGTCTTGAAGGTCTGACAATGGAAGACTTCGACGAGGACGACGACGACTAATAGCGAAAGGAAACAGCGAAATGGAAAGCAAGGACATCATGACACCCGAAGCGTGGGAAGCGAAAAAGCGGGAAATCGTCAGCGATTTCGTCGGCAAGGAACTCGACAGGCTCGACGTGGCGGAAGCGGACGGCGTTCCGTTCGACGAAGCAGAAGGAGAAGGGAATGCGGATGTGGCGTTCGCGGATTCCGACATGGGCGCATTCATAGAGAAGTACCCAATGGCGGGAGAAGTTCTCGGCATGTTGGAAAAGGCGGATGGCGGCGAAGGCGGCGATGAAGTCTATGGTGGGAAGGTGGAATCGGACGGGTGCGTTTTCGCCATTACGAAGGACGGGGAAAGTCCCGATTGGGACGATGACGAAGACGACGACGAATAGAATACGTTGGAAGCCATTGTAAAACAGCCGCCCCGTGCATTTGGTTAGCGTGTGCGGGGCGGTTTTTTCGTCTTGAAAAATTCTTAAAATACCCCCTTGACGGTAGAGGCGATATTATGTTATCATAGTGTCGTCAAGAGGGGAAAAGGTTTCGCATGGTGCGGGACGCCCCGAATGGCGGAAAGTCAAGGAGGTTGGTTATGGCGCAGAAGTTGATTACCAAGGCAATCGAGAACGCGATTAGGAAAACGCCCTACGGTTCGCAGGACGGGAAGAAGGAGAACGCGAAAGTCATTGCGCGTCTGTTCGGCGGGAGCGTCACGGCGTACATTCTTGAGGGCTATCAGATGCCAAGCGAAGAATGGGACGGCAACACGGTGTACGGTTTGGTTGACATGGGCTATGGCTTTGAATACGGCCCGTTCAACCTCAACGACTTCAAGCGCGGATATGCCTACGGGCCGTTTCGTCTGCCTTATGAGCGCGATGCTTATGTCGGCGTTCTAAAGGAAACCATTGGCGATTTGTCGAAGGAAAACAACGAGACCGAGAAAATGCCGTTCGGAAAATAACGAGGTTGAACATGGGAGCGGAAATCAACAAACTTATCAAAAGCGACGCGCTGACCAACAATCAGCGCGAGACGCTGTATCGCCGCCTTTGCTTCATTATGACGAAGCGACCGACGATGATACCCCGTTGCTATCTGTGCGACCCGTTCAATGAAATCATCGATGAAAAATTCATTATCTATCCGCTGAAAGTGGAGAAGTGGATGAAGCGTCGTGGTCATTGTTTGAAGGAAAACGAGAGCATTAAGGAACTTGTCGAGCGGGTATACGGCAAGGAGGCGGTCAACATTATGCTCAAACTCATGTGACACGGAGGTAAAGCCATGAAATACATTAAGCCGAAGTTCGGTATACCTTTTGAAGTCGGAAAGCGTTATGCGGGTTCTTGCGTGTTTGGAATAGGGCGCATTGGCGGTGAGTACGATTTCCTTGACATGCAGATTGATTCGGTCGAGATTCTGCACCGTGACGGCGACGAACTGACGGTGTGCATTCACAATAACTACCACCCTTCGCTTGGTTGCTGTGTGTGCGAGACGAAACTTGTCACCGTCCATGTTGTCAAGTGCGGAAATAATTGCGAGTGCATTGGCGATGGCAACGGCGTTTTCTTCTCCAAGTATGAAATAAGCGATAGGGCATGTGATGCTTATGAGCGCAGGCTTCAAGTTTACGCGAGAAGGTGGCGGGCGAATAAAAGTAAGGAGGCGGCGGCATGAAACTGGGAAATTGTTTCAAAATGACGGGTCGCTATGATAACACGTTGGAGCAGACGGCTCTATCCATTGAGCATGACCGCAATTGGTTCATCAATTGGGCAATGGGGCGAGGCATGACCTACAAGCAGGCTTTGCAGAAGTACAAGGAAATGATGACGAAGGATGAAAGAAGAAAAAGGAGGTAGGAATGTCGGATTTTCAGATAATTGACCGACTTGAACAATTCTGTCGTGGTCAGGGAAAGTTCAAGTACAACAAGAACATGCGGCGTATCGAAAATGGCGCGGGGCAGTTGATTGACGAATCGTTGCTTGTTTCCATACTGAACGCTGTTTCGGAAAACGCCAAGAAACGGTATGACCGAAAGGATATGTAGAAAAATGGGGTATTCTTACGCGAAGACGAATATCAACGGATGTTTCTTTGAACTGCACCATAGCGATTGCTTGGAGCAATTGCGCGGCGAGGTTGGGTTGACGGTTGACTTGGTGATGACGGACATTCCCTATGGGGAAGTGAATCGCAAGACGAACGGTTTGCGCGACCTTGACAAGAAGGCGGCTGACACCGTTGACTTTGACGTGTGCGAATTGACGAGGTTGCTGTGCGCCAAGACGAAGGGTAGTATTTACATGTTCTGCGGGACGGAGCAAGTGTCGGACATTCGGCGCACAATGGTCGAGTGTGGGCTGTCTACTCGGCTTATCGTGTGGGAAAAGACCAATCCGAGTCCGATGAATGGCGAGTACATTTGGTTGTCGGGTGTCGAGGTGTGCGTTTTCGGAAAGAAAAGCGGGGCGACGTTCAACGCCCGTTGCCGCAATACCGTCTTGCGATACCCGTGCGGTGAGCGCGACTTGCACCCGACGCAGAAACCGCTGTTGCTCATTCAAGACCTCATAGAGGTATCGACGAAGGCGGGCGATGTTGTGTTCGACCCGTTCATGGGAAGCGGAACGACGGGCGTGGCGTGTGCCAATACGGGGCGTTGCTTCATTGGCATCGAGCGCGACGATGGCTATTACGCGATTTGCGAAAACCGCATCCGCAACGAAACGGAAGGGCGGCTGTTGTGATTTAATGCCACAAACCCCATTGACGGCAAATGGGTAGTTGTGATATACTTACTCACGGTCAAAAAAAGAAAGGAATCGAAATGGCACAAGCAACATTCAACGGGGTCACGGGTGAGATAATCAACATGACCTTGAAATACCATTGGTTCAACCGCATTCTGTCGGGAAAGAAGCATATCGAGTACCGCGAAGCCAAGGACTATTGGCACAGCCGACTTATCGGACACGACTACAAGTTCATTCGGTTCAGCAAGGGCTATACAAGCACGTCGTTCGTCATCGAGTGCAAGGGCATCAAGGCGATGCTGATTGACAATCCGAACGTCGGTTCAGAACCAGAAGAGGACGAGAATTACGAGAAGGACTTTACCGAAGGTACGATTGCGCTGGATTCCGACGAGTTCGACAAGGACATCGTGGCGGAGTATCAGATTAAACTCGGCAAAATCGTCTCGCGCCACTTGTGCTGAAGACGCGCTGATTTTTTGTTGGAAAGGAGAAAAAGGCAAAATGAGAAAGCAAGACCCGAACACGCATTGTTTCGCCGTGCGCTGTCCGTTGCAAGTCGCGGCGAAAATCGTCACGGACGCTGACGAAAAGGGAATCACCGCATCGGCTCTCATCGGAGCGGCGGCGGCTGAAAAGGTGAAGAACGTCAAGGCATCCCCGAAATCGCTGAAATGGGCGGCGGGTCGTCGTGCCGTGTACGCGGAACGCCGTCGCAAGATGGACGAACTCTACGGCAAGCGTAACAAGGGTGTGCGTAGCAAGTAATAGCGTCACAAACGCGCCATTGCATGACGGGTAACGGGATTCTCGTCATTGCAATCCGCGTTCCGAACAAGAAAACAAAAGACAGAAACGGAGAATAATCATGGATAAGGCATTGGACGAAGCCGCATGGAAGCAAATGCGGCGTTCGGGCATCGGCGGCTCTGACGTTGGGGCTATCGTCGGCGTGAACAAGTGGCGCACGGCTCTTGACGTGTTCCTCGACAAGACGGGACAGGCACCGGAAACCGAACCGAACGAGGATATGGAACTCGGTACGGCTCTTGAACCGTATATCGTCAGCCGATACGAAAAGATAACGGGTCACAAATGCGTCGAACAGCAAGGCATGTGGCGCGATGGCGTGGTTGTCGCCAACGTAGACCGCATCGTTGACATGGGCGACGGCAAGACGCAGGACGCGCAAGGTCGCATTGTCAGCAAGCGCATTGTCGAATGCAAGACCTCGAACTACGATTGGGAAGACGGCGTTCCCGAATCCTACCAATGCCAGGTGCAATGGTACATGGGGCCGTTCCCCGAAGTCGAATCGTGCGATGTCGTGGTGTATTTCAAGCACCGAAAGACCGACCGCGTTCAGATTTTCAACGTCAAGCGCGACGACGACGTGTATGCCGTGCTTCTCAAACGCGCCACGGAGTTTTGGGAGAACTATGTCAAGACGGGCATTATGCCTCCGCCAGAAACGGAGAAGGACTGCAAATTCCTCTACAAGAAGGGAAAGACGGCAACATCCGTTGAAGCGAATGGGAAGGCGCAGAAGGCATATAACGAATGCAAGAAGTTGGAAGAGCAAATCGACGCGCTTGAAGAAAAACTCGGCAAGTGCAAGGCGACGATTATGGCGGAAATGAAGGAAAACGAGATTCTGAAGGACAAGAAGGGGAAGGTTCTTGTCACTTGGAAGAATGACAAGGATTCCGTCAAGGTTGACTTCAAGGCAATCGCCACCGCGTTAAGGGCGGATGACAAGGTTATCGCCCGCTATACGACGGTCAAGCCAGGTTCGCGCAAGTTCTGCATCAAGTGATTTTTTCACATGGGGCAACGCCACTTATCCCCAGTAAAGGTGTGGCACAAAAAAGGAAAAAAAGACCATGAGTAATGAAATGGTTAAAGTCGAGGGTGAACTCACCCAAACGTCCAACGGTTCGGTAGCGGTCGCGCAGTCACGCGCTATGGCGGCTACCATTGCGAAGATGCAAGTCGCGAAGCAGTTTCCTCGTGACGTGAAGACTGCCATCGCCCGCATTAACAACGAGTGTATGCGCCCGACGCTTGCCGCCGTAGCGACGTACACCTACAGCCGTGGCGGTACGGAAATCACAGGGCCGTCGATTCGCCTTGCCGAAGTGCTTGCCCGAAATTGGGGCAATGTTGACGCGGGCATCAAGGAAATCGAACAGCGCGACGGCGAAAGCACCGTTCTCGCGTACTGCACCGACCTTGAGACCAATTTCCATGACGAGAAGGAGTTTCAGGTCAAGCACATTCTCTTCAAGAAGAACGGAGGCGCGAAGCGTCTGGTTGACCCCCGCGACATCTACGAGAAGGTCGCCAATGACGGCGCAAGGCGCAAACGCGCCTGCATTCTCTCGGTCATTCCGAAGGACATCGTTGACATGGCGGTCGAGCAATGCGAAAACACGCTCAAGGCGAACGTCGAAGTCACGAAGGAACGTATCGAAGGAATGATTGCCAAGTTCTCCGACTACGACGTGACGACGGAAATGATTGAGAAGCGCATTCAGCGTAGCATTAGCGCGATTACGCCCGCGCAGTTCCTTTGGCTCGGAAAGGTCTACAACTCGCTGAAGGACGGCATGGGCAAGGTCGAGGACTTCTTTGAGAAGGCGGAAGCGGCTACGACTGAAAATGGCAAGGAAGCGAAGCCCGAAGGCAAGGCGGCGGAAAACCTCCGTGGCAAACTCGGTCTCGGCGTGAAGGAAGACGACAAGCGCGAAGAGCCGAAGCAAGCGACCAAGGCGGACGCGCAGAAGGGTGGCGAACTCAACCTCAAGTAAACAACCCGTGGCGTTGGCACGGCACGACTTATCATCGACACGGTTGTGCCAACGCCATTTTTCAATTCGGAAGGAATCACGAAAGGTGGAAAACACAAGCAATGAAAGAGGATGCCATGCGAATGTTTGACACGGAGTTGTTCGGTCAAGAGTGGTTCGGAGAACTTCGCCCAATCCACAAGTTGCTCTACATCTATCTGCTGATGGCGTGTGACTGCGCGGGTGTCATCGAGGTCAACATGCGTCAGTTGCGGTTTGACTTGAACGTAGGTAGCAAGGAAAACCCGATTGACGGCATGTATATCGAGAGGGAGGACTTGTTCAAGGCGTTTGGAAAGCGCGTACTTCCCGTCGGCGGCGACGCGCATACGGCGACCAAGGCAATCATTCCCGACTTCATACGCTTTCACTATGGCGAGAAGTTGTGCAATGACCACAAGCACCGCATACACCTTGCCGTCGTCAAGCGTATCAAGTCCATTGGACTCACCGTTGAAGAGGTCAGCAAGATGTCATCCAAGCCGTTTGCATACGATGACTTCGGAAACGTCAAGGCGAACGTGCTTCTGCAAGATGAGTTCGGCGGATTGAAGAAGGCGAAGCGCGAGGAGAAATCCGACGCAAAGCCGATGCAGGCGGTTCGTCCTACCGTCGAAGAAGTACGCGCCTACTGCGAATCGCGCTCAAACGGCGTTGACCCGCAGGCATGGTACGACTTCTACAGTTCAAATGGGTGGAAGGTCGGCAAGAACCCGATGAAGGACTGGCAAGCGGCGGTCAGGACATGGGAGAGACGCGACAAGGCGAAGAATACGCCACATCGCGGCGACAACTTCCGTGGCGGAACGTCCGAGCAAATGAAGGAGATGAGCCGTGTCCTCTGAAAGCGAAGCGAACGCGGGTCTTTTGCCCGTTGGTGCGGCGGGACAAACGCTTATCGACCAAGTAAAGGCGATGCCAGTAGAAGAGAAAGAGCGTAAACCGCGCATTTCTCCACGCGACTACCTTCTTTCTCGTCTCGCGGCGGCGAACCCGCCGTGGACGAAGGAGGTGGCGGGCGACGACTTCGACCTTGCCGTGGATTCGCTTCTCACGGCGAACGAAAAGAAAATAGGTCTCATTGTCAGCGGCGACTATGGTTGCGGAAAGACATCGTTTGTCATGTCATGCGGTTTCGTCGCGAAGAAGATTGAATGCACCATTCCCGAACGGGTTGAATGCCTCAAGTTCTCCGACTACCAAGACTATGTAAACGAACTGCTGTCACGCAACGTCCTGCTCGACGACATTGGGGCGGAGTGCCTTCAAAATGACTTCGGCATCAAGCGCGACTTGGTGGGAGATTTCATTTGCCGATACCACCTCTATGGCAAGGGGCGGTTGTTCATCACGACCAATCTGCGCGGCGCGGAACTTCTCGACCGATACGGCGGGAGGGTCATGTCGCGCTTGAAAGACTTGTGCTATCCCGTCCGATTCAACGGCAAGGACAAGCGCAAGTGGGAATTGTAGTCAATCAAACACAAACGAAAGTAGGTTGCAAAAATGGAAGACAAGAAGGAAACAATGTACGAGTTCACCTATCGTGGGCGCATTGTCACGATTAGTCCCGTGCAGACGTTCGACAGCGGGTTCAAGAAGCGTGAAATCGTCATCGACAAGGCGGCGGTGGACGCGAAGTTCCACAACCCTGTGTCGTTCTCGCTCACGAAGGACGACGTGTCGAAGGGCGACTCGCTGAAGGTAGGTCAGACCGTGACTGTCCGTGGTTTCATCAACGGACGGGAATGGAAAAGTCCGAAGGACGGCAAGGTGAGGTTCTTCAACGACCTCGTAATCTTCGGTAAGATTGATGTCGAAGGCGGTGCGGCGGTTGACGATGACGCACATGCGGAGGCGACGCTTGCAGAAGCGGATGGAGATGACGAAATGCCGTTTTGATTTGCGCGGCGGCGGACGTGTCGGGAAGCGCGTTCGCCGCCTTTTATTTTTTTTGAAAATACCCCCTTGCGGTAGACGCGATAAATATGCTATAATGTGTGCGTCAAGAGGGGAGAGTAGGGAGGCGAAGTGCTGACCGCCCCGAATGGCGGAAGGGAGAACAGCATGTCGATTTGGACGAACAAGGGCGGAAACGAGACGGCGAAGGTAAGTGACTTCAAATGGGCGCAACTTCTTCGGAACGGAAAGCCGTATTGTATGCGCATTGTTTCATGTGTAAACTATAGCGTGACAATGGAAGATGTTATCAAGCAATACCCGAAGGAATGCACGATACTTCGGTTTCAAGGCGATTTCTTGGTGTTTCCGTCGGAACACGACTACTTGACTTGGTGCAATGACGAGAAGTAAGGAGGTTTTTTCATGGCTCTTACTTCGCATGATGGCGTGGAAGTGAAAAAGGGTATGCGCGTGGCGTATTCTGACTACTGCGGTTTTCTTACTATGGGGACGGTGACGGGGTTCAAGTACGGATTTGCCGTCGTCAAGTTCGATGATGGGTACTCGCGCATTTGCAATGGTTCTGAAATATACGCAAGGTAATGAATATGGTTCAGCCTTTTTACGAAAATTCTAGGGTTCGTCTGTTCTGCGGTGACAGCCGAGATGTTCTCAAGCAGTTGTCTGAAAACGGTGAGCGTTTTGACTTGATGCTGACCGACCCGCCGTATGGTCTCGACCAAAAGCGGAACAAGCCGAGCGGCGTTAATGCCGAACGTGCGAAAGCCGCCTACAAGGACGACCTTTTCCCAGATACGCCCGAATATCTGCACGATGTCGTTCTGCCGATTATCGAATTGGGTCTTCAAGTGAGCGAATTGGGCATCGTCACGGGCGGCGTTGGATGTTGGAAGTATCTGCCTCCGCCATCCGAAGAGGGGTGTATGTACATGCCATCTGCGCCAGGGTTCAACACTTGGGCGCATTCGGACTATCAGCCGATTTGGTACTACGGACACCCGAAGGGGAATACGGGTAAATATCGCACGTTGTCGCATACCGTCACCGAGCGCGGGTTCTGCAAGTCGCACCCGTGCGCGAAGCCGTTGGAGTTTTGGAAGAAACTCATGCTGTGCGGGACGGACGGCGAGAAGGACAAGCGCGTTCTCGACCCGTTCGCGGGTTCGGGTACGACGGGACGCGCCGCCCTTGACCTTGGCATGAAGGCGACGCTCATTGAACTCAATCCGCGCTACTGCGAACTGATTGCCAAGACGTGCGCACAAGAATCTTTGTTCTAAACGAAAGGAAAAACAAGACATGGGAGAGCATAAGTTGCCCGAAAAGGTGGCAGAATCGAACGAGCGCAAGGTGTACAAACTCGACGAAAAGGAGTTGGAATATGCAAAGACGCTCATGGGAACGTTCCAAATCGACCAGACGGAAGCCGAACAGCGGACGCTGATGGTCAAGAGGTTCGTGCTAGAACATGGGTCGCTCAAGAGCAACAAACGACTTGACATGAAGTTGGTCGAAGCGGCGGTTGACCTTATCAGCGCGGGGCTTGTCGTGCCGACATCGCAACACAAGGAAGACTACCCTCTGTCGGCGTTCGCGCTTCTGTTTGAAGCGGAATCGCGCAACAAGCCGAAGAGCAAGTTTCTCCGACTTTCCTTCAAGATGAAGGCGGGCGGCGACGAAGTGCGCGTTATCGTCATGCAGGACAAGTACGCCGAAAAGGTGTTTGGCCCGATTGCCACGATGGATAGCCATTGCGTACCCGTTGACGAAGGTATGCCGAACAAGGCGGCAGATGAAAATGAGCAAGGTGTGGAGTAGGAAACGTAGGTGCGACGTGGATGAACGCGAACTGACCAACACGGAAGTCGCGGAATACCTTGAATGCATATACATCGCCACGTCACATTGTTGGTTTCCCGACAAGGCTAGAAACAATGTTGAAGCGGCATTGCGTCAGGCGATGAAGAGATTGAGAAAGTTAGACCGTATCGAAAGGAAGTCGAAATGAGTTTTATCAAAGCAATCAACCCGTTCTACGTTATGAAGGTTCGCCGCATTCGCAAGCGCGACGAACGCATGACGCGGGACGCGCTTCTGTTTTCGTATCTTGAATACATTACCGTTCTTTTGGAGAAGAACCTCCATTTGCAGGCGGTGAACGCTGGTTATGAAGACGGAAACCGAAATTTCAGAATGGACAAGTACGTTCGCAAGGGACGCTCGTGCCTTGACCGTTGGTGGAGCAACTACCGTTCCGCCAACGGCATTTCGCGTGACCCCCGTGACTGACGAAAAAAAACATAGGAAAAAATAACAATGACAAACGAAGAATATCAGAAGGCGGCGCATGGATTCGCGCAGTACGGAAACAACCCGCACTATCCCGAACTCATGCTTGCCGAAGAAGTCGGAGAACTCCTTGGCGTGGAGGCGAAGTTCATACGAAAGCACGAAGGCATGGACATTGAGAAGGCTATTGGGTGGGAAACGATGCGCGGCGATGCCTTGAAAGCACGAGACCGAATCAAGGGGGAATTGGGCGATATTCTATGGGGGGTGTCAGAATACGCCACGAGGCATGGGTTCACGCTGTCGGAAATCATGGACTACAACATCGCCAAACTGACCGAGCGCAAGGAAACTGGTACAATCTGCGGAAGCGGTGAAACCGTCGAAGAGCGCAAGGCTAACGCCGAAAGGGAAAATGCAAAATGAACCGCATTTTCATTGAGTGCGACGGTGTTCTCATGTATCTTGCCAAGCCCGACATGGTGTCGGTGCATGATGGAATGGCTACGATAGCCGTTAAGGGTAGCATACCTATCAGCGTTTCCGTTGAGAAGATTGAACAGTTGAAGGTGGTGGAAAAATGACAAACCTCGTCGCTATTCTCGTCGTGACGAACCTTGTGCGCGTTTCTTGCCCGTGCGGGTATTGCCACCATAGCATCGTCGTACCCGAACACGTCAACCGCCTTGGGTATGACTTGCGACTTGTCGTGACGACCAACTACCTACCCGTCGTCTCATGGGAGAAAGTGAGGGAGAAATGACAAAATCTGAAAAGCATGAAAACGACATTCTTGCCAAAATCGACGAGTGCCTCGTATTCCTAAAGAACTCTCCTTCAGAAGCGACGGTGCGTAAGGCGGCTGAACTTGAAGGGTACATTCTGAAATGGCGCGAAGGTTGCGTGTCTGCCATGTTCAAGAACGCAACAGAAATCGCCAAGACATTTATGGAAAGTCTTGGGCAGATTGGCATCAAGTTCGATATCCCGACCGAAAAGAAGGGAGATGGCAAATGAACCTCGTCAAGTTGTGTCTGAAGGACAACTACGACCCATGCCCGTGGCGTAGGAAGCGTCACGAACACGACGGCGTTAGGATTTCCCGCTCGGTACACCGTTGCGCGAACCCGAAGGGTTGTGTGTGGGAGTATTGGGGCGAAGTGTGCGAAAAACTGAAAAAGGAAAACAAGTTATGATGGAAAGCGAAAGCAAGGACACGCACGGCGCACTTGGAACGCCGTGGTACGGATTCGACCTCGATGGTACGCTGGCGTACTACGACCATTGGCACAACTACTGCCATATCGGTGCGCCCGTTCCGAAAATGGTGGAGCGCATCAAGGCGTACCACAATGCGGGCAAGTTGGTGAAAATCGTCACCGCCCGCGTCGCGCCGAAGGCGACCGACCCGAAGAAGCCATGTGGCGGAACGCCGAAGGAGTGCCGCGAAGTCATTGAGAAGTGGTGTCGCAAGTACCTGGGGTTCGTACCCGAAATCACGCACGAGAAAGACCACCTCATGTTGGAACTCTACGATGACCGCGTGAAGCAAGTCCGTTCCAACACGGGCGTTCTCGTCGAAGAGGAACTCGACGAAGTGACGAAGGAGAACCTCGCGCAGGCGGCGGAACTACTTGCCTTGAAGCGCGAGAAGGCGTACAGCAAGCACGTCGTGACCAAAAAGGAACTGTTGGACGCGCTGAACGAAATCGCGGACGAAGTGTATCTGACGCGCTATGTCGGAAACGTGAAAGAGCCGTATTTCCAAGAAGACGACATTACCGAAGACAACGGGCTGTCGTTCACCATAACCTTCTTGCGTTGCGACACGGAAACCATTGAAAAGCGCATTATGCGTTTGGTGCGGAAAGCCGAGAAGAAGTACGAAGTGAAAGACAGAAAGAAGAGCGGCATGTTCGCGGAAGTGCTTGAAGAGGAGTTTACGGGAAAGAAATACACCATGTATGAATGGCATTTCGACCCGAACTACGTCAGAAACCCCGAAGACGACGAGGATTGATGGGAATGACGGAAAGACGATACGATACGGCGGCGGACGGGAACGCCATATCCCCGTTTCTCGACAGGAACTTCTACGGCGAAATGTCGTGCAACATGGGCATTACGCCGACGAGGATTGACGACAGAGCGTTGCAGTACCGTGGCGTGGACGTGAAAATCGAAGGAATGCGCGGCACGTCGTACATAGACGAAAAGGTGAAACTCAACAACATCAACAACCCGCCGCCGAACTTCTGCTTTGAACTGTCGTCCATCCAAGGCGCGAAACAACGCGAAGGGTGGCTTACGCACCCCGAATCGCTGACGACGCACTATCTCATCGGTTGCGTGTTCTCGCGAAACACGGACAAGAAGACGCTTACCGAAACGCAAGTAGACCACATTACCGCGTCGCTGATAAGCAAGACCGACGTTATCGTCTATCTGGCGTCGCTGGGTCTGACGGTCGATTATCTGCGCGACTTCGCGGCGAAGTTCAACCGCACATGCGAAATCGCGGGAGGCGTGAACGGACGCATTCAGCGCATTAGCGTCAAGGACACCGATGCCGTGTGGATGACGTGTTCGCATTGGCTTGACGAACGACCGCTCAACATCGTCATACCGTCCAAGACGCTCAACCTTCTCCCGCATACGAGGAGGTACTGCATATCTCGCGGCGGCTACGTCGAAATCGGCTACCCGACGAGCGAGGACGTGCTGACGGCGCGTATCATCGAAATGGAACGGCGCATGGGCGAAATCGAAGAGAGGTTGGCGAATTTGGAGGATTCCGACGTTGACAAGGCGATATGAAAAAAACTCAAAATTCCCCCTTGCGGTACAGTTGGTAGTTGTGATATAATTTACGCCGTCAGCGAAAACGGGAGTCGATGACCATGAAAGACATAGACAGAAAGCCAAAGACCATTGCACAATGGCGACAGTTCCTCGACCGCTTCAACGAAACGGAGCGGTGGAGGACGGGGGAAGACGACCGCACGATGAAGGAAGTCATACCCGACATCGGACTCTACCACATGGAAATGCGCATGGTGGCGACCATCATCAGGGAATCCATTGCGCTCTTGCCGAAGGCGTTGGAAGAGTGCGAGAACTGCCAGCCGTCCGTGCCGTGCGCCGACGGTTGCCTTGCCGAGGCGTTCCTCACCATTTTCGGACTTCACGGAAAGCCGAAAGGCGACACCACGAAGACAAAGGAAAAAAACAAGATGAAAGGGAAGAAATGAAGAAGAAAACCAATGACAAGCGGGAAACCGACGGTCTGCCCGACTGCAAGAAGTGCATGAAGGAGAACGGAGGCAAATGCCCCGATGAAATCAAGCCCATCCGCATGGCGGTCTGCGACCTTCACGCGCTGTTGGATTTCGCGTTCAATGCGCGTTTCCTTCTGCTTGCGCTTGCGCCCGACTACAAAAAGGACACCAAGGGCTACCGCATGATGAAGTGCATCGACGAGAGCGGGACGTTCCTCCGTCAGATGGCAAAGACAGTCGGTTTCAAGTCCCCCGTTTCGCTCTGCGACAGCGATTTCGGCGGCAAGAGCGACAAGTCGGGAGGCAAGAAGACCGTCGGCAAGGCGACCAAGAAGACCGTCAAGAAGGGGGGCAAGTGACATGAGGTACGCGCTCAAGGACGTAAGGCAGAACGCCAAAGACCTTCTTGCCTTGCAGACGAAGGAAATCCAGGACGCGAAGAAGCGCAAGGTTGCGGAAGGCGAAATCGACCGCGAGGTGGCGGAGAGCGGACGCGAGGCGATGACCACGGCGTTCCTCATGCTTGGTCTCGTGACGAACGAGGAAGCCCAGGCGATTTACAAGAAGCGGTGGACGAACGCCGACATCAAGGCGATTGAGTCCACGAAGTCGTGGATGTGCGCCGAATCGCGCCTAGCCAACGACTTCCGCCGCGTCGAAAACGGCAAGAAGAAAGGAGCGAAGTGACATGGCTATCATCATTACCGACGGCAAGGAACGAGGCGCGGACAAGGGCAAGCGCGAATCCAACGGGCGTTTCGCCAAGAAGACGGACTTGAATACCGTCGCTCCGCACGATTCCCGCAACAATCTCTGCGTCATGTCTTTCAGCGATGAAGTTCCTCATCATGTTCGCCGTCGCTGTGCCGAGTACGTCAACGAAGTGCTGAACCGCGACTTCGACGAAACGACCAAGCCATGGTTCGCGACCGATTACCGCGACAAGATTCTGTTGATTGGCGAACGCCTTGCGAACATGCGTCTCGCAAGGATTCTTGGCGAAAAGAACGCCACCATCACGAGCATGGAAGAGCGCATCAAGAACCTTGCCGCGTTGGTTGACGAACGCGACAGGCAGATTCACGACCTTGACCTCACGGCGGAATCCAAGTTGAACCAGACGCTTGCCGAAAAGACCGACATGCAGAATACCATCGACGACCTCCGCAAGTTGAGCGACAAGCGTCTTGAAGACAACCGCTTACTTTGCAAGTACCACGACTTCAAGTTGGCGGAATCGAACAACTTGGGTTGGTTCAAGTGTTTTATGGGCTTTGCGCTCGGCATCGCCATCGCCATGCTCGTTTCAAACATCAAGGTGGGAAAGTTGTTCTAATGGCGAACATGCGTTTGGAAGACCTACCCGAACGCTATCAGACGCAGGCGAGGCGGCAGTTGAACGCCCCCCGCCTTGCGTCTTTGCTCGTTAAAAAGGTCGGTTGCGTCGAGAAGGGGGCTAAAAAGCCCATAGGAACGCTTGGCGGAAAAGGCGGCTCATTGACCGAAAAACCGAAACGGAACGCCTGCAAGGGCGGAAAACGCGCAAAATCGGACATCGTGACATGTATAAGGGGTGTCGTGTGCGATTTTTCATTTTATTCGGGAAAAACCACCCTTAAAATAGACGTAGACCCATCCAAAATACCGACGGCACAGCAGAAGGGAGCGGGCATTCGTGGCGGAAAACTCCATTTCTTCACGAAAAAGAAGGTCGCCGCATGGGAAAAGGCATTGGTTTCGGCATTGAAGCCTTTGGCTTCCAAATTTGACCAATACCGCCGTGCCGCGCATGAAAACGGCATCGCCATTGACATGGAGTTCGCCTTCCGATACCCCGTCCAAACGCCGAACCGCGTCCTTTTGCTCGGCTCTTCGGCCATGGTGAAGCGTCCCGACGTGGATAACTTGTGCAAGGGGGTCATGGACTGCCTTACAATGTCGGGCATATTGGACGACGACAACTGCGTTTCGACGCTTCACCTTCGGAAATGCCGCGAAACGTGCGAACCCTATATCATGGTTTCCATTGCCAAGGACACTTGGATGAGCGCATGTTGACCGAGGGGCTGTCGTTGAAAGGAATGCGACACGGGTGAAACGGAAGATACGATAGCGCGGAAAAATGGCACGAAGCGACGAAACGGGGAACTGCACCAAATGCGCTCACCAAGCGGAGATAGCGGCGGCGACGACCGACGCGGAACGCACACGCCTACAGAAAATCTGCCTGCGGTGCATCCGTGGTTGCGACAAGTGCGAACACGGAAAGCGAAAGGACGCGCTCGACGGATTCATCGACATGTGCGACGGCGGCAAGTCCGTTGCCGACTTGTACCTCGAAAAGTCAGACATACGCAAGCGGCATTGCGAACCATGCAAAGACCCTCGGCAGAACACGGGTTGCCGCAACTGCCCATTCCGAGAACGCATCGACACCATTTCGCTTGTCGTCCAACTCATTGAGCGCAAGGGCGTTTTAGCTGGCAAGAACAAAGTCCCGTCGTCATGGAACGACGGCGTACCGACGCGCCTCGATGCCTTGAAGGAGCGAAACCGCATTACCTACGAGGTATGCACAAAGTGCCGCAAAGCACCATTCACCGATGACTGCGCCCCGCACGGCGGGAAGGAAGTCGTCGCCTTTGAAGCCGCCGAAAACCCCGACTCCATACTTGAATACGCCGACCCATTCGCCTTCCAGCACGACAAGAAGGACTTTCGACACTTCGACGAAACAGCGACGGAACAAGAGGATTTCGTCCGCAACAAGGTCACGAAGCAACTCACCGCCGCCGTCGAAGAACGCCTCAAAATCGAGATTTCCAACTTCGGGTCGAAACTCGACATGATTGACCGCGAACTCGTCTTCTTCATACTTCACGGCGGACACCTCAAGGACTTCGGCTCGATGCAATGGGCGCAGAAGTACATGCAGAAACTCACCACCCCTATGACCAAGCAGGCGATTCACAACCGATTCAAGAAGGTGTGCCACGAAATGCCCATTCTCCGCTCCGTAGCGCATGGCATGATTGGCAAGGGAAAGGGCGGAAAGGGACGCGCCAAGGCACAGCCATCCTATCAGCAACTCGACATGTTCTCCGTTCTCGCGGGAATTGCGTCGGCGGCGAACGGTTCGGGCGAATAAAAAGCAAAACCGCATGGAAAGAACTTATCCGACCACCTACTTGCTGATGAAAAGCGGCCCGTGTGCCTACGCCTGCAAACATGACGGCGACTGCGACAAATGCAAAGAATACGGCGACATCCGATCTTGCCCGTGGAACGTCTACGTCACGAAACGCTATTGCCGCTTGTGCCGTGAGCGCATGTTTTCAGTAGAGCAACTAACAAAGAAGGTTTCCGAGGTTTCCGAATGAACGACATTGAAACGCTAATGGGTGGCATGAACATCGGAGGCGATGCGGCGCACATGTCGCCACGGCAGATTCTAGACATGCGATTCGGCATTGCGCAGAAAATCGCACAACGGGCCGCCCAACAGCAAAAACTGATTGCCACCCGTGGTCTCGACAAAGCCTTGCTTCAATCGGCTCACCGTAAACACTTGTTTCCGGTTCGCTCTATCCCCGCGCCCGCACACGCGACGCTCGGTAGCATACCAAATGAAGAAAAACGTTATCAAGAAAGATTAACAATCATCAATGCCATTCGGCAGAGAATGGGCGCAATCCCCATGCCAAAAAAAGTGCGCGAAGAACGCATAAAAAAGGGCTTGCCAGTTCCAGACCCAAATGTACCCTATGTTATCGTCGAAGCACCCGATAACTCGCAAGAAAACAAAGAACAACAACAATTCCAATCATTTTCGTGAGTTCGTTAAATAGGTTGGACATAGCCGTGGCGTGACCCGTGTATAGATAGCGCACACGCACGCGCACGAATGGCATTATAAACATAAGGAGAAAACAGTATGGCGAAAAGTTTACAAACGCGGTTCGGGAAGATTAAAAAACTGCACAATAATCCTCGGAAAATCAGCAAGGTGCAAATGCAGAAGTTGGTAGACAGTCTGTACGAGGACAAGGACTTCATGCCGTTCGGCGGCATTGTGATAGACGAGAACAACGAGATATTGAGCGGGAACCAGCGGTACACGGCGTTGCAGACCATCCACGAAGAATTGCAGGGACAAGACGACATCGAGGATGTGGATTGGCAGTCGATACGGGACGGCGTGATACCCGACAAGTGGGTATTGCAGATGACGCGACCGTCGGAGTTGAGCGAAGCGGAGTGGGAAGCGAAGAAGAAGCGGTATGTCATCAAGATGAACTCTCCCGAAGGAATGAGCGGCGAGTTCGACTACGAGATATTGCAGGCGGAGTTCGGCATGGAAATCCTTGGGGAGTCGGGCATTGACTTCGCGAACTTGACGGACGACGTGCAGAAGAACGACGGGGAAGAGAAGACGGAGGAGATAGAGGGAAGTCCCGTCGGTGAGAACAACGAGCGCATAGCATCGTTCAAGGATTTGCGAAATTCGTTCAAGAATCGCGCATGGGACATGGCGGAAGCGGCGCACTATGTCTGTTTCGTGTTTCAGAACACGGAGCAGAAGCATGATTTTCTTGAGAAGGCGAAAATCGGAAGCCGCTATGGGCTGTTTGCCAACGGCATTGACTTGGCGAAGGCGATGGGCATTGAACTTGTGGAAGCGAAGGGAGTCCGTGCGGCGGTTGAACTATCGCCCGTCAAGGACTTGAAGGCGATGACGCTGAATCCCGAAGCGGACGAAGACGACAAAGAAGACGACAATGAAGATGGCGAAGGCGAAGAATCGTGATTGACTTTTACCGAATGGCTATAAGTGGACTTTGATAAGTCCATTATTCCAATAAAATAAAAAGGAGATACAAGAAAATGGCTACGAAGAAGAAAGCGGCGGGAATGCCTGGGCGCGTCAAGTCCGCAAGTGGTGTCAAGGTCGCGAAGGGTAGCGGCTTTACGGCGTTCGCTCGGACGCGGAAGGTCGGCAAAGGCGGCGGTCGTACTGCCTATGGCAAGATGTCGGTCGTTCGCGGCGGCGGCAAGGTCGCGGTGAGCGGCAAGGGTACTCACGCCTACAAGAACGGTTCGCACGAGCCGAGCAAGTGATTTCAACAGGAGGTGTCAGAATGGCTACGAAAAAGAATGGCAAGGGCAAGGCGAAGGCGACGAGGACTGTTCCCAGGAACATTAACGACACTTGGGGGATGCTGAAGCGCGGCGCGAACGCCCATGTGACCACGAAAACGAAGGGCGGACATACCTACAAGGGTACGTCGCACGAGCCGACCAAGTAAGGTATGGTTTTCGACCTTCCTTTCAACACGCCCGAAACCGACGCGCTCTGCAAGGAGATTGCCAAACGGTCGAAGGGCGTGTGTCTTTTAGGGTTCAGCGGAGGCAAGGATGCCGTCTGCGCGTGGCTGAACCTTTCGCGCTATTTCAAGCGCATCGTCCCTTTCCATTGCGCCACGATACCGAAACTCCCCGTGCGGGAGGAGGCGTTGCGGTACTATGAGCATGTGTTCGACACGCATATCTACCGCATGGCGGAAAAGGACATTTTCACGATGATGTCCCGCATGATTTACCAACTCTACGGCGACGAGGACTTCATCGACTCGCTCGGATTCTTCGACTACGACAAGTGCGACATAGCCGACTTTCTGCGCTACAAGTTGAACCTTCCGAAAGCGTGGTGCGCGTTCGGCATAAACGCCTGCGATTCGCTTGAGCGTCGCTTTCTATGCAGTTCGTGCGGGGGTATGCACGAAGAGGGCATGTCGTTTTACCCGACGTGGAACTGGCCGAGGGCTGAAATCCTCAACACCATCCGCGTCAATGAAATCAAACTGTCGGATGAATACAACCACTTCTGCGGTTCTATCGACACCGCACCGACGTGGCACATGATTAACAAGTTGAAGAAATACTATCCGACGGAGTATGCTATTTTGAAGGACTACCTACCGCTGTGCGAGGCGGAACTTGCGCGTCAGGACTTTCGCCGCGAATGGCTGAAGGTGGACGAACGGGGACGCAAGCGCGACTCGGACGAAGAAGCGGAAAAGGAGGAACGTTCCAACGGGAAGGACGGAGCAAATGAAACCAGCACAAGGGAAGAAGGATGACAAGCCGAAAGGCACGGCACCGGATGCCGCGCCCATGCACGAGAGCAACGGGAAGAAGGCGAACGGTAGCGTGTCGCACTTCCGTTTCAACCGCAAACTCGGCAACGACGACATTGAGTTGATTCTGACGGGGCTGAAACGCTACCGCCCCCTCGTCAACATCGCCAACGAACTCGACTGTTCCTACGGCGCGTTGCTCAAATTCATCAAGGACACCCCCGTTCTCGCGGAAATGAAGTACCGTTCGGCGGAAGGGCGCATCGACATCGCGGAGTCCGCGCTGATGAACTCCATTGCCGAGGGCAACCTCAACGCGATATTCTTCTTCCTTGACCGCATGGCGCGTAGCCGTGGCTACGGTCAGCATCATGAAGTCGAAGCGGCGGTCAAGGAAAGTGCGCCGCGCATTGTCATTGGCACGATTGGCAAGGAGCGCATCGAAGCGGCGAAGAAACTTGTGGAAGAAGCGACGAAGGCGGCGAAGGCTTGTATGCCAGACGACGAAAACGGCGGTGGCGAACAATGAGAAAGCCAAGGTTGCAGATTATCCGTGGACTGCCAGGAAGCGGCAAGTCAACCTACGCGCACAAGCATTGGCCGAACCTTCTAAAGTTGGAGTTCGACTACTACTGTATGCGCGGAGGCGTGTACGAGTGGGGCGTGAAGCGCAACGAAGAAGGTCAGCGTTGGCTTGAGGTGACGATTTGCTCCATGTTGTTCCAACAGATTGATTTCGTCGTGTGCGGCGTGTTCGCGGGAAACGCCGAGCGTTTGGAGTACCTCGTCAAGTTGGCGGAGGCGTTCGGCTACGACGTGTGGATAAAGACGCTGACGGCGAACTTCGGCAACGTCCACGGTTGCCGTCCCGAAGACCTTGAAGACATGAGAATCGGGTTCAAGCGGTATGACGAATGGCTGGCGCACAAGGATAACGTAAACATTGGCGACATGCCGACGGAGTATGCCGTTGCGCCATTGGTGGACTGAATAAAACTGAATAATCAGAAAAGGTAGGCATTTCGTGAAGTTCATGCCTGAAAGCGGCTTCAAATCAAACGATGTCGTGTATACGCCGCCTCGTTTGGCGCGTCTGTTCGTACAGCACTTCAACCCGCAAGGAAAGGGTCTCGACCCGTCCCGTGGTGGTGGCGCGTTCTACAACGAGTTCCAAGGCGAAAAGGACTGGTGCGAGATAGCCGAGGGGAGATATTTCTTCGACTACAAGGAAAAAGTGGACTACATAATGACCAACCCGCCGTGGTCGCTCATGCGCAAGTTCTTGATTCACAGTTATGAGATTGCCGACCATATCTATTTCCTTGTGACGCTGGGGCATTGCTTCACGAGGGCGCGGTTGAACGACATGGAGAACGCGGGTTTCGGAATGGTGGAGTTGTGCCGTTGCAACACGCCGAAGGACGGCAAGTGGCCGACGACGGGGCTTCAACTCGGCATGGTGCATATCGCACGGGGCTATACGGGCAACATCGCCTTGACGCGGCTCGACGAAAGCGACGGCAAGGTGCAGGGCGTTCTCGCAATCTGAGGAGGTGAAAGGCAATGGTAAACTTATCCACGGGTCGTGACTTCGACGAAGCGGACGAAGAGGAAAGCGGTAATGCCGACATTACCGAACACGCCTTTTTCGCCCCCGCGTTCTATGAAGCGTGGGACGATTGGATAACGGGTACTTACACCACGCCCGACGGAGTGACGCACACGTTGCGCGAGATGATTCTTGCGGGCGGGCGAGGTTGCGTGGACGGTGACACGCTTGTAGACACGCCTATGGGCAAGGTTCGCATCCGCGACTTCAAAGGCGGCAAAGTGCTGTGCTTTGACGGCGGGCGCATGACAGTTGGCGAGGCGAAGCGTCCGACAATGGGTACGGAAGAAGACCTTTATGCCGTGACGGTCGAGGACGGTCGAACGATTGTCTGCACCGACCAGCACAAGTTCCTTACGGGCGGCGGCAAGTGGAAGCAAATGTGCCAACTCGCCCTTGGAGAGCCGCTTGTCATGCTCGGAAAATGCGGCTACGCGGAGAGTGTCAGCGTTGCGTCCATACGTTTCGTCAAACGCGACTACTACTATGACCTCGATGTCGTCGGGACGCACAACTACTTCGCCAATGGATTCCTCAACCACAATAGCACAAAGTCATCGTTTGCGGCGGCGGCTATCGTGCTGGCGTTGGAGCGCGATTGGCAAGACGCGGAAGACCGCAAGTGCGGGCGAAACGGCATGGGCATCGGGCCGAACCACGACCTTCCCGACAAGAAGTGGTATCGCCATCTGACGAACGCCATTGTCTATCGAAAGGTTGCCGCCACGCTTGCCGATTCCGTCTACAACCAATTTGCGCAGACGATGGGCGACTACATGGGCGAAGCGATAATGAACCATTGGAAGTTCAGAAAATCGCCGCTCTCGATTGTCAACGAGGAGTCGGGTCAGGTCATTATGTTCCGTGGCTTGGACGACCCGCTGAAGTCGAAGTCCATCAAGCCGCCGAAGGGGTACTTCAGATACCTATGGTTGGAAGAATGGGCGGAGTTCGACGGCATGGAAGAAGTGCGTTCCGTCCGTCAGTCCATTCTTCGCGGCGGTAAGAAGATGCAGTCGATTTACTCGTACAACCCGCCCGAAACGTCGTCGAACTGGGTCAACGAGGAAGCGGAGCGCGTCGTCGAAGGGCGCAAACTCTACAAGTCGGACTACCTATCCGTGCCAAAGGAGTGGCTTGGGGAGGACTTCTTCATCGAAGCGGAGAACCTCAAAAAGCAGAACTACCGCGCCTACCGCCACGAGTATTTGGGAGAAGTCACGGGTAATGGTGGAACGATATTCCCGAACCTCGTTGAGCGCGAGATTAGCGATGAAGAAATCAAACACTACGACATTATTAGGTATGGATTGGACTTTGGTTTTGCCATTGACCCTGCGGCGGTTGCGTTCCTTTACTATGACGTGACGAGAAGGCGCGTGGTGTGCTTTAACGAAATCTATGAAAGGGGATTGACAAACCAAGAACTTGCAGAGAAGGTGCTGAAGAAGATTGTCAACCTTGAGTTCGTCCATTGTGATAGTGCTGAACCGAAGTCGATAGCCGAACTCATATCGTGTGGCATCAACGCGCTTGCCGTCCGAAAAGGCCCTGACAGTATTCGTGCGGGCATCCACTTTTTGCAAAGTATGAACTCGATTGAGTGCGACATGCGCAGAACGCCAAACTTTTACAATGAGTTCAAGAAGTATGAGTACGAGAAGGACAAGAGTGGAAATTTCGTGTCACGCTATCCCGACGGGAACGGCGTTGCGAACCATCTCATCGACGCCTGCCGCTATGGATTAGAGGATGATATGACGCACGGTGGACTGTTCTGATTTATATGCTTGAAGAATACGAAAACCGTCTCACGGGAGAGCGATACCCAATTTACGGCGACATGCGTTTGCCGCAGATTATATCCATTGTCAAGACATTGACGCGGTTATGGAATGACCGTCGATTGAGTTTTGCCCGCATAGGCGACGGGGAACTTACGCTTATGGGCGGAAATGCGGGTTGCGTCTACGAGAAGGGTGGTGATGGGTTCGCTGAAATGGTGGCGCGTATGCTGACGGAGCGCAATGCCCGTTGCATGGTGGGTCTGTCGTTGCCGCATTATGAACGGGAGCGGCACGAAGTTGGTGTGCCTCTGTTGCGGGCCGCTTGCATCTGTTCTGGCGTGGGAGTTGTCGCACGAAATGCGCTGTCTCGACATGGGACACTTCCCACGGGAGTTCGCGGAGTTTGAGCAAGGTGTCGCGCCTACGAAGAATTTTGGGCTGTTTTTCTGCTCGTGATTTGACCTTATGGCTATCATCGGAAAGGTGTAGACCTATGTTTGGCAAGATTAAAGACATATTCGGCAAGGGCAAGCCGTTGGAAGAAGTGAAGAAACCGAAGCGCGAGAAGTCCGCGCTTGAGCGCATTAAGGAGAACCGCGCCCTCAACGGGCGACCGAAGGTCGGACTGCACAAGACGTTCGACAAGGAAGCCGCGCTGAAGCGGTGCTTTCCCCGTCAGGGCGTAGGCACGAACAAGGGCATTTGCATTACGCCCGACGTGCCGATGGGTTCGGCGGCGAACGGTGCGTCAGACGCGCCCCGTGGCACGGTGGCGACGGACGCAAGCGAGGAGGGTGGCGCGGAGGCGGCGCGTCGCCAAGACCAGTTGGAGCGCATGGAGTATTTCAACCCGCTGTCCCGTTGGGGCATGGACGAGAAGGTGCTGGAACTCTACGAGAGCCGCGTCTTCATCGGATTCCCCGCAATGGCGCAGATTGCGACGCATGAAATCGTCTGCGGTGCGCTCGACATTCCCGCGAAGGACGCAATCGCGAAGGGCTACACGATTGACATTGCCAACGAGGGCGGCGAAGAGAGCGACAAGGACAATGACGGCGTGGACGAGAAGAACGCCGACATGGTGCGGAAGATTCTGAAGGTGGCGGACGGCGAACACCGCATCGGCAACGTGTGCCGCAACTTCTGCTTTCAGAAGCGCGAGTTCGGCGTGGCGTATGCCGTGCCGATTTTCAAGGACGAGGAGAACCACGACTACAGCAAGCCGTTCAACCCCGACGGCATTGCGAAGGATTCCTTCATCGGCATGAAGGTCATCGAGCCGATTTGGATGTCTTGGGAGTTCAAGAAGGCGGACGCGAACAACCCGCTGGCGTTTTCGTTCTACGAACCGGAGTGGTATCGCGTCCAGGGCAACGAGCGCATCCATAAGTCGTGGGTCGTCAAGGCGATACACGTCCCCGTGTCGGATTTGAAGAAGCCGACCTACTACTTCGGCGGCATGTCGCTGACGCAGATGATTTACGAGCGCATGTACTGCGCGGACAAGTGCGCCAACGAAGCCCCGATGTTGGTTATGACGAAGCGTCTGTTGGTTGCCGACGCGAACGTGCAGGCGATGCTGTCGGACGACACCGTGGCGAAGAAGACGATGGAATCGCTCAACTACTTCCGCGACAACTTCAGCGTGTTCTTCAAGAACCCGAACACGCAAGTCAACCAGATTGACACCTCGTTGGAAGGCGTGGCGCAGACGGGCATGACGATGTATCAGTTGTGCGCGGCAATCGCGGGTATGCCCGTCACCAAGTTGATGAAGAACGTGCCGACGGGACTCCAAAGCACGGGCGACTACGAGATGGCGGACTACCACGAGTTGCTGACGGAAATCCAGGAGCATGACTACAAGCCGCTCATGGATATGTACTTCAAGTGCCTCACCAAGTCGATGTTCGGCAAGGTGATAGACGTTGTGGTGAAGTTCAACCCGCTCGACACGCCGAAGCGGGGCGAAATCGTGCAGGAGGAGTCGTCGTTGGCTTCCACGATTTCGACGTATCTGACGGCGAACGTGATTACGATTGAAGAGGCGCGTGACATTCTTCGCAAGCGCAAGGACGGTTTCTTTTCGGGCATTGGCAAGGTGCTTCCCGAAACGTTGGAGAAGCGCAAGCAGACGGAACTCGCGCAACTCGACCAGCAGATACAGCAGGCGAAACAGCCGCAGAACCCGATGGGCGGCATGGGCGGAGAGCCGACGGCGGAGAACGACCCCGCCGCGCAGGAGGAAGAGCAGTTGACATCCCAAGCGGTAGCCGAAGCGGAGAAGGTGATTCAAGGCAACGGCGCGGAAGGTGGCAAGGAAGAGGAAGGTGGCGAGAACGCCGAACAGCCGCCGAGCAAGGAAAGCGCGGAGGGATAAATGCCGACGTTGCCGAAGGGTGAGCCGCTTCCGCTTGTGAAAAAGGAAAACGCGACGCTGGCATTTCTCAAAAAGTGGTTGCCTCGGTTCGTCGTGAAGACACGGGACGCGACGGGGCGACCGACCATCTTCATTGGGTTCAAATGGAAGTTTTAGGACTTGGGCGAACGCCCGCATCGTCGTTGGTGGTGTTCTGAACGGGCGGCGGTGCGGGCGAAAACCCTAACGAAAAGGCGGTTTTCATAGCGAAAGCCGCCATTTTTTTCGCCCTAAAAAAAGTTTAAAATACCCCCTTGCGCGGTAGATGCGATTTATGGTATCATATTGGTGTCGAAGGGATAAGAGGAAGGCAAGGTGCTGACCGAACTTTGCAAGTATATCGACGAAGGCGGGTACAACCCGAAAATCAAAAAATACGTTCGTTCGCAAAATTGGGTTGCGGCGGCATAACGGGAAATGAGGAGGTGCGATATGGCGAACACGAAAGAGAGAAATGCGAAAATCGTCCAGTTCTTCGACGAGGCATTTGACGAGGAAATGGAACGCAAGTTCAAGGACATGCTCAAGGCGCATTTGTTGGATAACAAGGTCTATGTTTTCGGACACGGGAACTACACCATTGTTCACCCCCGAAACGGGCGGCTGATGGTCATGCGCGACAAGAGCGCGGCGACGGCGTTTGCGGCGATTCACGAAATCAAGTTTGACAATTGGAGGTGATTGAAAATGGACTACATGATGATGGCTACCCACTTCTTCGGCACGGCGCAAGACTTGACGCTCAATGCGAAAGGGTGCGAATACTACGTCTCTATCAGCAAGGGCGGGTTCAGATACCGCGATACCGAATACGAGGACGATAAGTTTGAGTGCGCGGGTTCGCCAGCCTTTCCGACATACCAGGCGGCGGCGGAGTTCTATTGCAAGTTGGCGGCGGAGTTCGGTGCGGGCAACTATGATTGGGAGCATCGCGCCCGTTTCGTCAGGGAAGGTGAAATCGCGTAATACGGAGGTTGAAACAATGAAGCGCAAGCAGAAAGACGGCGGCGGTTTTTGGGTTGAGGTGTCGCGTGAAGGTGACACGAGCGGGGCGCGTATCGACTTCGGGCAACTGCACAAGTTCAAGACGCGCCTGGGCGCGGTAGCGTTCGGCACAAGGTTTGTGGAACTATTCTACGACACAATGGCGGATGAGAAGTATACGAAGAAGCGGCTGAACCTTCCCGATGTGGCGAATGCGCTTCTATCGGGTGGCAACGTGATTTGCATGGGTCACGAGTTCCTTGTTTGCGGTGGAAAATGAAAGCGAAACGCATTGCAATCGGTCATTACAACTATCGTGGTTTAGACATTAGAAGGCACGATGGACGCGGTGTTTCTCATTGGCGTTGGGTATGGGAGATAACCGATAATGATGGCTGTTGGGGACATTGGCCAACGCTTGAAATGTGCAAGGACGACATTGATTCAGAAATAGAGAAAGAAAATGCGAAGAAAAGCGGTCACAACGGTTGAGAGCGAAATGCCGATGACGGCGTTGCGCAAGGTGCTGTCAATAGCCGAAGACGGCAATCTGACGGAGCGCAAGCGTCTCTCGATGATAGTCAAGGCGGTTCGCATGGCGTTGAAGAGGAACGACAAGCCGAAGGCGAGGACATGGATTCAGCGCGAACGCGAGGCGTTCCTACGGAGATGGGGCGTATCGTATGCTTATGCGGAGCATTTATGGTATACTGAAGTCGTGGCGGGAAGGCGCATATCGTCTGATTTTCAAATGGCTATCGTGCGACATGCACAGTTGGAATGCGCGTGGGAAGAGACGGGCGAACGCCCCAAGGAGATTGAATAAGTATGACGCAATATGAATACGAGCGCAAGACGACGGGTGAAATGCGGGCTATGCGGCGCGAAATGGCGCGGCGGGCGCGGTCTTGCTTTTGGTATGCGGTGGGTCATTTCTGTTTGGCGGTGATGACATTCGCCATTCCCCGCGTTGGTCGCCGCGAACGCATGAAGTGCCTAGATGGTTGGTTCACTATGGGTATGTATCGAAGCGGAATCAAGGTATTGCTTCAGCATAAGGGCGTGGCAGAGCCATTGTTTTGAGTTTATGAAAAACGGAAGGTGTCAGAATCGGTCAATGAACTGGTCTCATAATCCAGCGCGAAAGCATTGCGGGTTCGAGTCCCGCCCTTCCGACCATTTTAGTTGTCTGTTTGACCGTGTGGCTATTGTTGAACGGAGTTTACAAACATGAGCCATAAAGAAGCAGTTGACAGCCTTTTGAGCGAACTTATCGGCAAGCGTGTCCGCACGATTGCCCATGATGCTCTTGAAACCATGAATAAAGCACCGACTTCCACGGCGGTTGGTGGTGGCGACGGAGATGGCGACGAAAAGACCATTGAGGAGCATGACAGGAAGCATCATCCCGATGGCTACAAAGGCGGCAAATGCTCATGGCGCGATAAACACGGCATGACGGCGGGACAAGTTGCGACGGGAGCGAGTGGCGCAAGCGGTGCGGCGGTGGCGACGACAACTCCGACTTGGAACACGGGCGTGACTGCCACGGGCGCAAGCGGTGCGCCGAGCAACGAGGCGACGGGCGCGACGGGGGAAAGTGGAAACGCCGAGCCGATGGAAAAGGACTTCACGGGCATCAAGGATGGCAAGGTTTGGAAGTCTGGAGCGGAACTTGCGCCGACTTTCCAAGATGAAGGAACGAAGTCGAAGTACCGCATGGCGCGAAACAAGTTCGTGCGCGAACTCCTCGGCAAGGAGGATGGCACTTTCGACCTTGAATCTGGCAATCCCGTGTCCTACAACGACGGCTATCAGGTTGCGTTTCAGACCACGGAATCCGAAGATGGCAAAATGTCGGACGAGGAATATGACAAGATTGTGGAAGAGATTGTAAAGGCAACGGGCGCAAAGCCGAACCTTGGCAATTTTGAAGTGCCGGAGATTTCGTTCCATGTCGCCACGAAGAAGCAGGCGAAGGAACTTATGAAGAAGTACAACCAGCATTCGATATGGGATTGGAAGGCTGGCGACATAATTCTAAACGAAGACCTTGACGTTGCGACGAACAGCGTCAAGAGCGGAGAAAACAAGGAGGAGAAGTAATACCATGATTGACGAAGCGAAGTTGGACGAGGCGTTGGCGGCGTTTTTGTCGAACCCGAAATGGGCGGAATACTACGGTAATGCGCCGAGCGGAGCAAAGGAACTCATTGCGCTTCAGTTCTATCGTTCCCATGTGGATGACGAGGACACGCCCGAAATGCTGGAACTCGTGAAAGAGACGAAGGAAGCATTGGATGGCGAGGATTTGGACTATCTGATTGAGAATTGCCCTAATGCTCAGGCGAAGGCGGAGTACCGCGCTTTGAAGGATAATCGCGGAGGTGGCGTTCAGACTGATGGAGCGGCGGTTGGCGAAGGCAAGTGATTTGTGTTGGTTGGGTGTTGTTTCATGGTTGGTTGTGTTCATGGTTACTCCTTGGTTTGGGTGAACGGCTAAAAGGTAGGCCGTAGAAGGTAAAACGCGGCAAATGCTTGCGTTTTAGGGCGGGTTCGGGGTCTGCAAGGGTTTCCTCGTTCCCGCCCCTTTTTTGACCTAGTGGCTATGGTTAGATAGACAAGCATTAGGAGAAGTGCCGAAAATGACAAACAGAGAGTTCTTGCTTGAGGCGATTAAGAAAGCCATTGCGGTGAGCGGTGGCATTGAAGCATTTGACGAAATGCCGAAGCCGAACATGGGGGCTGGCATGGGCAAAGGCGGGAACGGAGGCACGGCTGGCGGCGGTGGTGCTATGGGCGGATTGGGCGGCGACGGCGATGGGAGCGAGGCGACGCTTGAAGAGCATGACAAGCGGTGGCATCCCGACGGCTACAAGGGAGGGCCGTGCGGTTGGCGCGAGAAGCACGGCATACCAACTACCGACCCGAACGGAGGAAAAGACCCCAAGGCGCAGAAAGCGGCGAAGGAAGCGGTCAAGGGGACAAACATCAACCCCGATAACGTATCAGAGGTCTGGACGCCTGGTCAGAAGCCGCAAGTCATCCAACAGCCCGAAGGCGAGTTGAAGAACACGCAAGGCGGTCTTGGCGACTTGAAATCACCGAAGAGCGCGGAGAACGTGGAGAAGTTGGAGCAGTTGAACGCGCAGGCGAAGACACCCCAGCAGAAGACGCTCATACAGGAAATATACGCACGGCTCAAGTACAAGTTGGGCAATCTCGGCATTTCGGGCGGCGCGGAGGCGGGTTCAACGGGAGCGGCGGCTGGCGGTCAGCCCGAAGCGAAGTACGAGAAAGAAGAGGATATTCCCTATCTCGACGACATTTCGGACGATGACTATGCGAAACTGTCCCCGACGCAAAAGAAGCAGATTGACGAAAAGGAAGACAAGAGAATCGAAGAAGAGGCTAAAAAGGGCGACGAAGAATTGGACAAGGAGTTTGCCGAGAAGGAGAAGAGCGACAAGAAGGAATCGGACAAGCGCATCAAGGCACTTGACAAAAAGATAGCATCCGAGCGCAAGAAACTTGTCGCCAAGCAAGTCGGCATACTGCGCGAGAACGAGCGCAAGGCGTTCCGCAAGTCCTATGACGACGAGTTCAACGCCATCGAGAAGCGGGTCAAGAGCGGAGAGATTACTCGCAAGCAGGGCGACCGCTTGCAGAAGAAGGCGGAAGACAAGTATTTCAAGGCGCACGAAGGTTGGAGCGCGAAGAAGGACGAGGACTATTTGGCTGAAGCGAACAAGCGCGTTGGCGAACTGTTGGCTAATGCGTATCAGCCGAAGCCTCCCGCCGAAGGGGCGAAGCCCGCATCGAAAGCGCGTCAGCAGTTCCAACATGCGCTAGGAAACGCGCACAAGGGAGCGGCGGAACGCGCAAACGGCGCGACGGCGGACGGTGGAGACAACAAGGGAGATGACATTCTTAACATGTCGCAGGAGGACTTCGACAAGTTGCCCGATGACCAGAAGCGCACGAAGTACATGGAATATCTGCAAAAGGCGCATGGTCTCAAGGGTTTCGCAAGCGAAGCGGAAACGCCAGATTTCGACAGGATTTCCCCCGAAGAATACAAGAAACTCAATCCTCTTCAGCAGATGCAAGTGACGGAGAAGTATCACAAGGCAATGGCTGAAGCGAAAAAGCCGAAGCCTGAAGCGGCGGCGAAGATTAAGCCATATACTCCTAGTTGGGCGGGCAAGCCGCTGGCGAAGCCGCCGACACCTATGCGCAAGAAGTTGGGTGACGCGCTTCAGCGTTGGGGCAAGGCGTTGAGCGATATGGGCGAAGGCAAGGTACAGCACACATACCGAGACTTGGCAATGAAGCACAAGTTGGAGATGAAGGCGCGGGGCATCGACATTTCCACGCCGAAGCATTGGAGCGTCAAGGACTTGATGGCTGACAAGCAGAATGCAATCGCCGAGCAGAAGTACGGGGCTGAAGCTGACATGCGGCTGGGTGGTGGTCATCAACCGCAAGGCAATCCTAACGCGCAACCGTCGGGGAAAGTCGGAGGCGCGGAGAACAAGTCCGATGGTCTGACGCTCCACAAAAACTCTCTGTTTGGAGAAATCAAGAACCTCGACAATCCGGACGTGATGGGAATGGCTCTCGACATTGAGAAGGAATACAACGATGCGAAGCGGAGCGGCGATAGAAAGAAAATGATGTCGCTGATGAAAGAGTGGAAGTCGTTGAAGAAGCAAATGGACGGCGATGATGAAGATGGCGACGAGCAGAAGCGTTGGAACGCAATGGCGGACAAGGGCGTGAAGACGCGGACGAACTACGGAAGTCCAGACTTTTCATAAGGCGAAACCATCCCACTTGCGTATTTCGCCCGTGGGATGGTACAATATCCCGCAAGCAAGGCGCGAGTGGGATAAGTGCGGAACTTGACCTCTGCATGAAGCGGCTGGTGGAAAGCCGCGCCCCGTGGATGGGTTTTAGGTTTGTTGCATTTCCTTTCGGCTCATGTCGCGGAGTCCCGACGGCGGGTTCGATTCCCGCCGCGTCTTCTTTCTTTTTTTACCCTTCGGCTATCTGCGGAACGGTCAGAACCGACCTAATCCTAAAAACGAAAAAAACGAAACAAAAACAGAAACGGAGTGATACTCACTATGAATAAAATCCTGGTGTTTGCCACGCTGTGCATGACGTTGTTCGCAATAGTCGGTTGCGCCACAATGCCCAGCACGGAGAAAATGTACAACGCATCCTACGCCATTGGCGTTTCGGGAGGTCTTGTCGCAAACATGACCGACATGGACGCTGACACGCGGAACGCAGTATGCGATATCCTTGGCATCGTCAGCGTAGTGATTCCCGCCACGAACGAGACCTTTGAGGCGGCGTGGACGGAAACCGCGCAGAAGCACACGCAGAAACTCATCGAAGAAGGCAAGATTGACGAGAAGCAGGGGCAACTCGTAATGGCGGCGTTCAAGGTCGCCGTGAAGGGGCTTGACTATGTGTTTATCGTCTACCCGAAGGCGAAGGCATACAAGGAACTCGTCGTCGCGTCCGTTGACGGATTCACATCGGGATTCCTAGCCGTGTTCAAGCCAATCAACGCCGTGTCGCGTTGCGGATGCAAGTGCGGAGACAAACTCGTAATCGAAACGTCGCGGACATACGATGTCGGTGCTTACATGTATCTTTTGAGGTCGTGCAAGTAATGGATGGTTTTGTTCGGTTCTGAAGTTCTTACGAAATGCGGCGCGGGGCGAAATGCCTTGCGCCGAGTTTCTTTATTCGCGTAAACCCTTGAAAAACATGGGTTTCGTCGTCATGGAAAAAAGTTAAACTTTTTTCATTCACCCCCTTGACGGTAGAAGCGATAAAATGGTATTATATGAGCGTCAAGAGGAGAGAAGGGAGTATCACGGTGATACGAACAATCGGCCAAATGATAGAAAGAGAAGGAAGGAAACACCATGAAGAACAAGTCGGAAGTCATTGAGAAGATTCGCGAAGCCCGCGCCCTGCGCACGAAGATGGAGCGCATCAACGCCGAACTTGAGAAGGTGAAGGGCGAAATCAAGGGACTGATGGAGTTGGGCGACAGCGTGTTGGTTGACAACGTGAAAGCGTCGCTTTACGAGACGGTCAAGCGTTCGCTTGACGCGAAGAAGTTGGAGGCGTGGCTGAAAAAGCCGATTCCGACGGAGTGCTACAAGGAAACGAAGTACCCCACGCTGAAGATTTCGTAAGGCAATAAACCCGTTGGCGGCGCGGGACAAATTACCCGCCCGCGCCGCCGACAACCATTCAAAGGGAGAGCAGACCATGAACGATGAAGTTCTGAAGACGTTGGAGAAGACGAACGAGGAGATTTGCGCCATTGGCGAGGAACTCGGAAAAATCTACAAGCGGCTTGAAGCGGCTTTAGGGACGGTGAAGATGTGCGAACGGTTCAACACCGCGCCGGACTTCGACGATTCGCACCGCACGATGAACACGCGCATTTGCGTCTACACGGACGCGCTCGACAACTTGAACTTGGCGATTGAGAAGGTCAACCGCCAGGGGTTTTGAAAAAACAAACGGAAGGGAGTGTTGAACTATGGAAAATTTCAGCAAAGGTCAGCGCGTTAGGGTCGTTTCCGATACGCATTCAATCGTGAGTCGATTGGTTGTCGAATGAAAGGAGGCATGTTATGGAAAACGACTGCGTTCCATTTGAGGTCGGCAAGTTCTATTCTGTCGAATATGCTCCTAACGGCATTACCATCAGACGATTAGTTTGCGAATGCACTAGGGTTCTGAAGGTCAAGGTTGAGTTTCGCTATGCACAAAGGGGCGAAGATGGAAAATTCCGGTTTGTTGTATTTTCGCGCAGATTGCGGATAGTTCACTACAACCGCAAGGACACGAAGAACCAAATGATTGCCTACGACCCCTATGTCTGGACGCTTGTGCGTCCGTGTTATAGCGCGGACGATGAACGCGACAAGCCTGAGTGGTGGGACGCGGAAGCATCCGAATGTGAAAGTGAGCGTGTAAAAAAGGAAATCCAAGGAGGTGTCAAATGACTAACGGCGAGAAGTATAAGACGGCAAGCGGACGAAAAAATCAATTTGACCACTACTGCAAAAATAACGCATGTAGCGACATTCCATGCGAATGCGATAGAGTACATTGTGCATTTGAATGGCTTGAATTGGAAGCAGATGACATGGTTACTGAAATTGGTACAATGGAATACGGCGTAAAGCGCGTATGGTCGAATGGCTATACGGAATACGAACCAATGACGGACTATGAATCGGCGCGGTATCGTGTTCAATTCTACAAGGACGAAATGAAAGATGTGGAAGCATCCGTAGTTGTACGCGAAGTTGGCGAATGGAAAGAAGTTAATGAAAGCGAGGCGAAAAAGTGCATGGAGGTAAAGGAATGACAAAAAATGAAAGATTGATAATTACAGAATTGATTGCGTTCGCAGAAATGAACATTGAATCACCTTGTTATGGATGTACAAGTAGGAGTTGTCTTGGAGTCGAGAAATGCTCAAGTACCAAATGGGGATATGAGATTGTTGAAAAGACAAAAGACTTGCTCTATAAACACAACCGCGTGGCGAAGGCGGTCAATGAAAGCGAGGCGCGGCAATGTACATAAAAATCACCATGAAGAGCAAAAGCAACTATCAAGGAGAACTCGGACTATGACGGAAGCGGCATTGAAACTGTTGGCGAAGGTCGAACGGCGCGAAGCGGTGCGCAAGGCGAACTTCGACAAGGCGATGAAGATGATGGTGGCTCGTTCCCGTGCGGAGCGGGCGGCGGAGAACGAGCGCAAGTACGGAGGCGACGGCATGGGCGGCGACAGCATTGACGAGGTTTTCGTCGGGTTGTCTCAAGCGGGGCATGAGCAGTCGGTGTATTCCCAGATTCGTGCGGGATTCGACAACGGTGGTTGCAAGACGCGGCGCGGGACATACAAGCGGTTCTTGAAGAGCCAAGGCAGGGAAATCGTGCCGAGGTCGATAACGAGGCGCAAGGTATGACCTTGTAAAAAAGACGAAAATACCCACTTGATGGGTAGAGGTGATAAATGCTATTATAGTGTCGTCAAGAGGGGGAAAGGTACTTGCATGGTGCGGGTAGCCCCCGAATGGCGGAAGGAGAGAGACCATGAGACGGAAGAAAATCAGTTGGGCGGAGTTGGAGCGCATTATGACGGCGCACACATCGAAGGTGAGTTATTGCAACGACCAAAACCCCGTCAAGGCGGTTGTCGTGTTCGACCCCGAGAGGAGTAAGTGGCAACATAGGAACAACGGGTATTCTCTAAAGGCACGTTCCTACGAAATGAGTTCGTGTAGCAAGTATTGGCATGGCGAGTGCGGAGGAAATTCTCTGTTTGCGTTATGCCTTGACGAAAAGGAATATGATTCTATCGGCATTCGCCTCGATTGGTATTTGGGCGAATGGGTCGTGGACTACTGCTATATCACCGACAACGGAAAGGTGGCGTGATAACATGGACTGTTCCAAGTGCATTGCGAATGAGTGCTGTGGCAAGGACAAACACGGTCATTGCGACAATGGAGAGATGGTGGATGAATTGACCAAAACGCTATTGGTGGTGTTCAATTCCTATGACACGCTATTGTCTCCTTTCGTGGCTAATGGCAACAAGCCGCTTGATTCGGAAGGGTTCAACTTTGCGCGAAATCTACTTCGCGACGAGTTCAAGAAACAGTTGGCGAAGGTGAACGATGGGATTCTGGCAATCGCACGGAGGTAAATTGAAAATGAAACGAAACGAAAACGGTTGGGATGCATTTTTGGACTTCATGTCGAACTTCACGATATGGCTTGCCCTTGGCATTATTTTGTTCTTGGCATACCATTACAACAAGAAGATGGAACGCGAGAGGGATGACAAAGCCAACATTCCAAATACTGTCGAAAGCGTGAATGAGTGCCGCGAAGTTGACGATGGTTTTCGTGAATGCAACGATGAACATCGGATTATGGGCATTGGTATTGTGGCGGAAACCTTGTGGCGAGAAGCGCGTGGAGAAGGCGAGAACGGCATCCGAGCCGTCGCCAGCGTGATATGGAATCGGTCAAAGGAAACGGGGTTGCATCCTATGTTGGTCTGCGTCAAGAAGAAGCAGTTTTCATGCTGGAACAATGAAAACCCGTTTGCGCGTGATAACATGGAGTGTACTGGTGAGAAGGCGACGGATGGCGGATTCCGCATTTGGACGCTGTGCGTGGATTTGGCGCGGAAGATTGTAGACGGTCAGTTCCAGCCAACCGTCAGCGCGAACCACTACTACAATCCGAAGAAGTGCCGCCCGTCATGGGGCAAGAAGATGAAGCGAGTCGTGACGATTGGCAAGCATAGGTTCGGGAGGATTTGAGACATGAAGCACCGTCAGTACATGAAGTACAGCAAAATGGCTTATGACCGCACGTTGGATTCCAAGACGGCGACGCTGAACGGGCGCAAGTTGCTGAAGCGCATTATCAAGCATCTTGTGGTCGGTTTGGCGGCATTTGTTGTCGCCTATGTTGCCGTGCTGTTGGCTATTGGTTGAAAAAACGGCGAAAATCGCCTAAAAACAAACGATAAGAAGAATGAAAAAAAAGTAAAATACCCCCTTGCAAGGTAGAGGCGATAAATGCTATAATATGAGCGTCAAGAGGGGAAAGGGTTTTAGAGCGGTTCTGAAACGCCCCGAATGGCAGAAAGCGAGATGTCTATATGGCTGACAAATACATGCGGATGATTGACAACGCGAAGTCTGGCGCAGAACTTCGTGAAATCGAGAATGATATTCAAGCGGACAAGTCGCTTGATATTCAAGTGAAATGCGATTTAGTTGGCTATTCTTCCGAGCGTCGTATGTATGATTTTGGTGAACTTCTAAACATGTGAAAGGAGGCAACTGAAATGACGGACTTCAAAGGTAGCAAGCACGACTATTCGGGTTGGTCGATGAGCGAGTGGGAGAAGGAGCGCAAGCGGAAGGACAAGGTTTTCAACGCGCCGTTCCGCGAAGACACGTTGTGCGTGTTCGTCGGCGGGAAGTTCAACGGCAAGGTGATGACGGTTGCCGAAGCGCGTGAAACGGTTGCCGTCAGCGGTACGTCGCACGATTGGAGCGAAGACCGCAAGCGTGGAGGTGGTTGCCCGTACCCGATTTTCGACAATGCGCCGAGATTCTACGGGTACATGGGGCCGATGGCTGGGACTTCTAGTTGCCCGTTGCGCTATGAGACGTCGGATGTCTACGCGCAGTTGAGCGCATGAAATTGGGGGTGTGAGACATGGGCGAAGCAAAGAAAAAAGCGGAGATTTTGAAGCGTCTTGACGAGGCGCAGAAAAGCGGTGAACTCGCTGGCATGGTCGTAAACATGACAATGGCGAACATAACGCCAGACATGCTGGCATTGGTGAACCTACTCATACAGACGTGGGAAGAAGACGGCAAAGGCAAACTTTCCCCTTCCAAGGCATTGAAAAAACTGGTTTGGGCGCAGTCACAAGGTTGCCCGCTGTTTTGCGTCTGCAAGGACTGTCCGAAGGTTCGGGCGTGTCCGATTTTGGAGTGTAATAACAATAACAACGAGGAGGTCTGAAAATGATAACGATTAACAAGATGGAACTTGAAGCGGCGGCGCGTATGGTTGAATACGCCCATTCGTTGCCAAGGACGGGAAAGACGGAGCGCGAGACGTTGGTGAACTGCGTAAAGCAGGCTTCCCACGCCGATGCCGTGACGGGAACGTTGTCGGCGTTGGGCTTGGAGTGGCGGCGCAATAGCACGACCGACTGCGGGTACGAAGTGTTTGCGCCCGTCTACCGAAAGTGCAACCAAGGTATTATCCGCATTCTGTTGGAAGGGTACAAGACACGCCTTGAGACCGAGATTTGCGAACAGCAGTATTACATTGACAAAGGTTCTAATGTCGGACTTACTGACGAAGCGTTTACGCATCGCATCGAGTTGGCGAAGAGCATTATCAAGAGCGGAAATAAAATCATTGCGATAATCAACGGTGTGCTTGAATCGGAAGCATAATGAAAAAGGAGGTGACTATGGAACGCGACGACATGATGAAGGCGGCGAAAAAGAGTTTGAACCGCATGGCGGATTTTGAACGCCGTTGCAAAAGCGCGGCTTACAAGAAGTTGGCGAACGGCGACAGAAAAGGACACGATAAGAGCATTCGTGACATGATGGAATGGTCATCCCGAATCATTGGCTATCGTGAGTGTCTTCACGACATGGGTTTCATGGCACTTTTGTTTGGAACACATAATGGCATTTCGTATGGTGTCAAGGACACCGAAACAAATAAGGAGGTTCGCTGACATGAACTTATACATGCGGTTCAAAAGGTGCTTAAAAATGTTCCTTTTGCGGTTTTTCGACGTGCGATGTCGGGACTGTGCGAGGTTTTGGTATAACAAAAGCACGGGTCACGGTGTATGCAAGAACCACAAGGACTATCAGAGTTGGCATTGCATGAAAAAGGCGTGTTCCGACTTCAAAATTGATAGGGTTTGAGTTATACCTTACGGCTATTGTCGAAAGGAACGCGCAAGTGAAGAGCAAGATTTCCGCCTTGATAATAGACCGAGAGTGTGCCAATCGGGATTATAGCAAGATTGTTTCAAATTACGGTGGGATAGCAGAAGACACATTTGACTTGCGTGTCACATGCAATTGCGACCATATCCTTGAAGACATGGGAAACCATGTTGAAACAGATTGTATCGTCACAATCGGTGACATTAGAGAATTTGGAACATTGAATGGTTTGCCGTTTCTTATAAGAAAGAAATGGGTGCATTTAGACGACTACGACCCCGCGTTGATAGCCAACAGCATCATTGCCACGCTTTCCCTTAACATGCGCCGAAACGACTGCGACATTAAGTTGTTTTCGTTTTTCACATGCACGTTCAATACGGGCATAGAGAAGTTGACGCGACTGTATGATTCCATTAAGGCGCAGACCTATACGGAATGGAACTGGTTTATTCTCGATGACAGCCCGAACGATGACACGATACGGTTGATAAATTCATTCAAAGACGCTCGTATAACCGTTGTGAAGAACGTCACCGTGCATGGGAACATTGGATTTAACAAACATAACATAGCCATGATGTGTACGGGGGATTACCTTGTCGAAGTAGACCATGATGACGAATTGTTGCCCGATTGCCTTGAATATCTTGACATGGCGTTCAAAGCATACCCCGATGCTGGTTTCGCCTATTCCCGTGCGTTGGAGTTGAAGGGAGAAAAGAAGATACCGATTATCTACGGTGAAGGTTGGGGTTTTGGCGAGGGTTTGACGTGTAGTGAATTTGTAAACGGAGTGAAGTACACATTTTCCGAAACGCCTGGTGTCAACCCGTTTTCGATACGCACGATTTACGCACAGCCGAACCATGTCCGTTGTTGGAAACGAAAAGTGTATCACGAAATTGGAGGACACGATGTTGGTCTTTCAGTTTTAGACGACATGGAACTTATCATCCGCACGTTTTTGGCGACAAGGATGATTCAGATACCTAAAGTGCTGTATCTGCAATACGAAGGTGATGGAGAGCGCGGCGTAGGAACGGACAATACGCAATCGGTTCGGTTCAAGGAAATACAGAGAAGCGTATGGATTATAAAAGACCGATACGACAAGTTGATTCACGAAAGAATACTATCACTTGGATTCAAAGACACTCCTTGGGTTGAAACGTTGAATGCGTCGAATTTGAACTTAAAGCACGAAAAAGGTAAGGAAACAATGTCATACCTTTATAGGGTATAGATACCCTGTCGATATGGTATCTATACCCTATGCAAAGGGTATGTATACCCTATCCATACTCTTGTTAAATGGTAGCGAAAGGGTAGCCAAAGGGTAGCCAAAGGGTCAGAGACCCATATGTACTGTATATGTACTATACATATACAGTTATGTACTATGTATAAATATAATATATTGGTTATAGATTATGGGATATGGTATTACAACCTCGTGCGCGTGTGCGCGTGCGTGCGCGAGGGGGTGAGTTGACCCCGTGGCTATTTGTGAAATGAGAGATTGCGATAGTTGTTGCTGTGGCGAAGAATCGCGTATCATGCCCGTACCTTGCGAATGTTCCGAAGGGTATGGTCGGAGATTGACCGAGCGCGAACTTGTGGAAATCGGCGCGGCGGTGCGTACCGTGGCATATGATGCGGTCATGTCGGGATTCGGCGGCCCGCGCATTCTGTGGACGAAGGTTGGTGAAACGGAAGGGCGCAAGATAGTGCGGGCAAACGTCGGGCTGATTCGGACGATACCCGTGGAAAGGCATCCCATGATTGTCCGAGCGATTGTCAAGGCGTTGAAAGGCAAGTATGACCGCGACGAACTCATCGATGAAATCGAACGCATTGGTCAAGGAGCGGTCGATGACACGGGTGCGACGCTGATAGCCAACGACCAGATTGCCAAGGCGACGCAGATGATGCAGTTGAACGTCTGGAGGGCGCAAGGGTGGAAGACGGTGCAATGGAGGCATTCGCACAAGGTGCAAGAGCCGCGAAAACTGCATGTCACCAAGTGGAACGGCAAGAAGCCCGACAAGGATGGGCGTGTGAATGGTCTCGATGGCTATGTGTTCCCGATAGACAAGCCGCCCGTGATTGACGAGAAGACGGGGGAGCGCGGCTATCCAGGGCAATTGATTAACTGCACATGTTTCTTAATCCCGATTTCGTGAAAGGAAAACAAAGCACCATGAAGACGGTTTTTGGTATACTTGTTCTCGGTTTGGCGTTCGCCGTATTCGACGGTTGCGCGTCAGATAGGCGATATGTCAGCGATGACGGGACGACGGTTCGCGCCAATGCCACGTCGAAGGACGGCACGGCGTTCCCTAAAAACGACATGTGGTGGAAGTGAAAGGGCAAAATGCAATGAAAGAGAAAAACAAGTATGCGGCAATGTTCAACCCGAACGGTTTGAAACTGCCGAAGTTGCTGTCGAAGAAGCGCATGTTCAAAGCGGGGAACAGAATGGTTCTCCCGTTGAACTTCATCATCACGGGCGGTCTGACGAAGGTTGAAGACCAGGGCAACAAGCCGTATTGCGCGGCGTATGCGGCTTCGACGTTTGGCGAAAGCGTCCTTTGGAAGCGCGACGGCTATCCACGGGAAATCGACCCCGTGCCGATTTACAAACACGCCAAGACGATTGACGGCGACCCGAACGGCGACGGTACGCTATTGGAGTGCGCGTTGGACGGTCTGTTGCAGTTGGGGTACTTCGACCGGAACGTGTGCAAGGTCAAGACGATTGGCGGCGCGTGGTACGGCTACGACCAGAAGGAAGCGATTTTCTTGGCGAAGATGGCGGTGTTCCGCTACGGGGCGTGCGTCGTCGGATTCAATATCGACAGTTCGTGGTACACCCCGAAGAACGGCGTGGTGGTCGGTGGCGGCGTGTCGCAGGGCGGTCATGCCGTCACGCTGTCGGGTTTCGATGAGGGTGGGCTTGTCATTCGCAACAGTTGGGGAAGCGATTACGGTCACAATGGCGACATCTACATTCCGAACTCGGTGGCCGAGAAGCAGTTTATCTACGGGGCGACGCTGACGAACGCGCTAAACGGTTTGGAGGCGTAATGAAATACCGTTGGCGAGATGCGCATGGCTTTGGCGGTAAAATGTATTGGCTGTGGCTATGGGTCAACGGACTTACCAGACTTGCGGTTGTTTTTGCGTGTTGTGGAATGTTGAGCGGTTGCCTTTGGATTTGCCGCGTACCGTTTCCAATGGAAGCGCGGTATTCGGACGACGGGGTATGCACTAACCGCACATGGGTTTCGATGATAACGGACGAGCGCAATAGGCACATGAACGACCCGACTAACGCTTGGTGGTGCGCGGGGTATTATCCGACAATCAAAATGCGTTGCGTTGTCACAATGGAAATGTGCAAGCCGATAGACGCGGAATTGAAGGGCGAGGACTTGTATCATGCGAAATGGCGAAAGCGGTTCGGTTGGTTTCCGTTGACGGTGTTGTGGCTCACGTCGCCCATTGACGCGGTGGTTGACACGCTTATGATACCGTATGACATGACTGTGCTTTGAATCGAATGACGGAGATAAATCATGGCTTGCGAATGTATGCGAGATGAAATCGGGAACAAAGGTTTGCGAGACCTTATCGCCCATGTATATGTTGCATTGAACAAAAATTCCATAAACATGGTTGAAGTAGGTTCGTATTCGGGTGAAAGCACAAAAGTGTTCCTTGATACGGAGAAAGTTGGAAGAATCTACTGCATTGACCCGTGGGAAAACATAACGGGGAACGGGTTTGGAAACGATTATCTGGGAATGGAAGCGGTGGAAGCCGCGTTTGATGAACGTGTCGGTCGTGATAGCCGCGTAGTGAAGCGCAAAGGTGAATTGTCGCAGTATCTTGGATTTTGTTGGGAAGCGTTGGATTTCGTCTACATAGACGCAATCCATACATACGAAGCCTGCAAGCAAGACATACTCAATACGATAAAGTGTCTGAAGCCAAAGGTAATCGGGGGACATGACTACAACGACCAATTACAGCATACGGCTGGCGTAAAAAAAGCCGTTGACGAGATTTTCGGGAGTCCGGACAAGGTGTTCTGCGATACGTCGTGGGTTAAACGTCTATCGTGGTTTTGACAGTTTGGCTATGTTTGACGAAGGAGAATTTTGAAAATGAGCGAGAACGGCATTAAGGAACAGTATCTCAATGGAGAAATCGCGGCGGACGAGGCGGAGAAGGTGGACGTTTTCGACGCATGGGCGACGACGCATCCGCAGTACAAGGTCGGCAAGTCGCTACAAGACAAGTTGAACTCCATCCTTGCCGACGAGTTTCTGGCGTATGTCACCTACAAAATGTGCGAAGTGGCGATGGTCGGTCGGAAACAGCACCTTCTCGACGAGATTTCAAGCGACAACGGCAAGGACGAGTTGGATGACCATTTCAAGAACCTCGTCGTGTGGATGCAGTCGAAGGGTCTTCGGGTTGTGACGGACATCGAGGAAATGCGGAAAATCACCAATTGCACGAAGTTCGTCATTCGGGACGGCATGAAAACGTCGGAAGTCGTTGACATTCTCATTAAGTCGGAAAAGGAAGCGATTGGCGTTTACGAGAGCATCCTCAAGGACAAGGAAGTGCAGTCGGACTTGACCGTGCTTCTGTCGGGTTTTCTGACGGACGAGCGCGAACATTTGAAGAAACTTGAAGACGCGAAAGCGGAAATGAAGGACTGAAAAAGCGAAAGGAGAGCATAAAATGAATGACATCAAAGAGAAGTATTTGAATGGCGAGATGACGTTTGACCATTCCGAGACACAGGACGTTTTCGACGCATGGGAAGAGCAGAAGCATCCCCGTGGCAAAGGCGGTCAGTTCTCCAAGAAGGGTGAGAGTGCAAGTGGAGGTTCTGATGGTTTTAAGGTTGGCGATAAGGTTGCTGATAAAAATGACCCTTCGCAGATGTATGAAATTCTTGAAGACCGTGGGATTATGGGTGGTGTCACTGGTAATAAGCATTACTACCTCGTCAAAAACCTCAAGAACGACAACAATCAGATGATTCCTAAAGACGCTTTTGCGCCAAAGAAGCGCGTTATCGCGGGCAAGGAAGTGTTTTCCGCCACGGGAAAGACGGCGAACGCCGAGCAGATAGCCCATGCGAAGAAGGATTTGGAAGGCATTGACAAGGAACTCTCCAAGCGTGAAGGTTCGGGTGCTATTGTCAAGTTCCGCATCAAAAAGTTGGATGGTCTCGGCAAGTGGTCGGTAGAGCCGAATCTTTCCAAGTTCGGAGAGAATCAGAAAGAGAACCTTGCTCGGATTGAGAAGGAGCGCAAACTTTTCGACACAGAAGCGGAAGCGAAGGCGTATTTGGCGAAGGTTGAGAGTGGTACGAGCGGTGAATTGAAGCGGTCTGACATTTCTGTGAGTTCGCTGAAGGACGGTGTTGCTACGGCGTTCGCGCCCGAAGGCGTGAATGTTGACCAGGACGTTCGCAAGAAGATGATTGCGGCGGTCATGGAGAAGCATCCTGGCAAGAAATTCACCTTCTCCAAGGCGAAGAATGGCGGCATCGAGGGAGTGAAGGCGGTCGAGATTAAGGGCGAAGGTGATGACAAAATAGACAATGGGTATTTGGAAAAGATTAAGAAATTCCCTTCGTTCAAGAATTTACCAAATGACGTTATTTTGAATGCGATAAGGAAGGCGAAGAAGAACAATCCTTCGGAGTTTAGTGGTATTCATCTTATCGAGAATGGAAGGAATTGGAGCAATACGCTGTTTCTTGTTGCGAAAAACATTGGTGATAAAAAAACAGCAAAAAGCGTGATTGATGATTTGTTGTGAGTTTACCAATTGGCTATAATTGCAAAGTACGGAGTAGAAAAAGATGAAAGTTGACGACGAGAGCGGCTTTGTAGTGCTGAAGGCGAACCCCATTAGCATGGTGGGCGTGTTTCAGTACAGCGGCAAGGCGATTGACCCGAAGGGCAAGATGGGGCTTGACCCCAAGAAGTTCTACGGCGTTTACCGTTCGTCTTGGGAACTGTTCGACCCGAAGGCGATTGAGTCGTTCAACGGCGTTCCGTTCCAGGTCGGTCACGAGACGGTGGGCGCGGGCGGCAAGAGGGTCGATGACCACCCCGCCGACGGTTGCATTTTCAACGTGCGCCGCTCGATGGACTTGCCGAACATCCTTATCGCGGACTTCAAGATTTACACCGAGTCGATTCTTGAGAAAATCAAGAAGGAGATGAACAATCTCTCGCTTGGCTACCGTTGCTCCTACCTTCCGCAGAAGGGCAGTTGGAACGGTCAGGATTACGACTTCATCCAAGTTCGCATACGGGGCAACCATGTTGCACTCGTAAAGAACGGACGCTGTGGGTCGGGCGTTCGTGTCTATGACAGCGTTGAGACGGGTGACGGCGCAGAAGCCGAAGGAAGTCAAGACGCGATTACGTTCGACTCTTTGGAGGAAATACAAAAAATGAGCGCAGAGACGAATAAGACAGAGAAGTCGGAAACGACCATGGCCCTCGATTCTCTTGCTGAAGCCCTTTCGGGGGCTGATGACAAGTTGGCTAATGCCCTGGTTGGCTTCGTGAAGGAGTATCGCGCCAAGGCCGCGAAGGGCGTTGAGACTTCCGACAACAAGGAAGAGCCGAAGACCGAAGTTGTCCCGACCGAGGACGGCAAGGGCGGCGATGGCAAGGGCGGCGAAGGTCAGCCGCCCAAGAAGGAAGAAGAGCCGAAGACGCATGTTTGCGCCGATTGCGGTGCGACCGTGAAGGACGGCGAGGAATGCCAGTGCAAGAAGGGCAAGGGCAAGGAGAAGGAAGGCAAGGAAGGTACGCCGACGGGCGATACCGTCGAGCAGATTGCGGCGAAACTCGCGGCGGGTCACGAACTTGCCGAGAAGATTTCCGCCAAGATTGGCACGTTCGACCATGCCGAAATGGACGAGGCGGACGTTGCGCACTACGCTTGCGAGAAGATGGGCGTGACGTTTGACAGCGCGGAAGCGGAACTTGGCTATGTCAAGGGTGTTTGCGCGATGCTTTCGTCGAAGAAGGAGGAAACCGTCACGGTGGCGGCGGGCGATTCGGCTGAAGTGGTGCGCAAGGAAGCGTCCCGCACGGCGGCTTGCCATGCCGATTATCTCGGCGCGTAAGCCAAAAACAAGGTGATTTCGTTCAGAACGAATTAAGGACAAACTCAAAAAGGAGAAAATAAAATGGGTGTTCAGACTGTTATTGAGCGCAAACTGCGCAAGGGCGTAATCGGTGCGATTGCCGATTCCTCCATGAAGCGTGGTCGTCCGTTCCGCGTCAACGCTGGTACTTCGTCCGTTGCGGCTTCTCTCGCCGTCACGGTGGCTACCAATGTTGTCGCGAACGACACGATTACGATTGCGGGTCAGACGTATAAGTTCGTGGCGAGTGTTTCGGAGGTGAACGATGTCAAAGTTGGCACGACGGCGGCGGATTCCGCTTCCTATCTCGCGGCGGCCATCACGGGCGGCGCGGGTGCGGGTACGAACTATGGCACGGGCACGGTTGTCAACGCGAAGGTCACGGCTTCGGTCGCTTCGGCGGTTATCACGCTGACGGCGAAGGAGGCGGGCTACACGGGCAACCTTCTCGGCTACACCACCTCGGATTCGGCGGCTACGAAGTTCACCTCGACGGGCAAGTACCTGACGGGCGGCAAGGACGAGCAGTTCCCCGCTTGCGTCGGTCGTGCCTACACCTTCTCGGCTACGGAAGGCGTGGTTGACATGGGCGGCACGGGCGCATTCGCGGGCATTATGGTTGGCCCGAGCGAGTACGCCAACCGCAACAACCTCAAGGATAGCCTGTGCGTTCCGAACAACACGGTCGCTGACCTTCTGACGTTCGGTCGCATTTGGGTTCGCGTCACGGGTGCTGTCACGGCGGGTCAGGTCGCTTGCTTCAAGCAGAGCGATGGTTCGTTCGTCGGCGTTGGGACTTTGGATTCCGCGCCGTCGGGCTACACGAAACTCGACAAGTCGGTGTTCATCACGGCGGCTGACGCGGGTGACATCGCCACGGTCGAACTGTCCTACTAATCCACGGCGGTAAGTCAAGGACAACAAAGGAAAAGGAGAAAAAGAGAAAATGAAAGACATGGATTTCACGCAGGTTCACATGCGGATGCGCCCTGACCAGGTTCGCGCATTCGACATGAACGAGGCGATTCGCAAGGGCAAGGATTGCACGGTCGGCTTCATGCACGACCTCGGCATTACCTTCGACGAGGCGGACGAGGGCGTTGCTGAAATGACGAAGATTGCCGAGGGCGTGTTCGCGGGTGACGCGGCTGAAGCCCAGACGGGTTCGACGATTTCGGCGGGCATTCAGTTCCTCCAGCACTTCCTTCCGAAGACCATTACGGTCGCCACGGAGAAGCGCGTCATCGACGACCTCATTGGCCGCACGATTGCGGGCGATTGGTCGGACGAGGAAGTGGTGCAGTCGATTGTGGAACTCGTCAGCAACATCCGCGAGTATTCGGACAACGGCGACTTCACGCTGGCGGACTTCAAGCCGTCCTACGAGCGTCGCACCGTCCTCCGCCTCGAGAGCGGTCTGATGACTGGCAAGTTGGAAGAGATGCGCGTTGCCGCGATGAAGATGCGCATTTCCGCCTACGACGCGAAGCGTTCGGCTCTTGCGCTCGGCTTTGCCCAGACGCACAACGACATCGGCTTCAACGGCTACGCCAACGGCGACGGTCGCACCTACGGCATCCTCAACGATGACAACCTCTTCAGCTACGAGACGGTGGCTGACAACGGTGCGACGACCCCCTCGACGCTGTGGGCGAACAAGACCTTTGAACAGATTGTCAAGGACTTGAACACGGCGGCGGCGAAACTCCGCAAGCAGTCGGGGTCGAACTTCGACGCGAACACGTCGTCCTTCACGCTCGGCATTGCGGCGGACTGCATGGACTACCTCAACACGATGAACAACCTTGGCAACAAGTCGGTTGCGGAGTGGATTGCGGGTACTTGGAAGAAGTGCCGCATCGTGAGCGTCCCGCAGTATTCGGCGGCGCAGGGTGGCGCAAACGTCTTCTACATGATTATGGACTCCCTCGGCGGCAATCCTGTGGTTGACCAGTATGTGCAGGCGACGATGCGTCTTCTCGGCACGGAGAAGAAGCCGAAGGGTCTCCTCGAGGACTACACGTCGGCTACGGCGGGCGTTCTCGTGAGCCAGCCGTGCGGCATTGTCCGTTATTCGGGCATCTAAAACGGGCGCGTCGGCGCAAGGCGAATCGGGAAAATTGGCTATATGCCCCCCGCGCCTTGCGCCGATGGCGGCGCGTTTTCTTTTCGGGAGTTTGATTTCAATGCTATGGCGGACGGGAAGCCGCGCAAGCGTTCAAGACAATGACAAAACAGAGACGAAAGGCATTTTGACATGAGCGAAGTTTACATCCACAGTACGTTGACGTGCGGGCAGAATTACACGGTCTACGCGCCCGCCGACAGCAGAAGCACGAACCAGACCATCAACCACGTCGCCACGGATTCGCACGGCAAGGAAATCGTGCTGAAGGTCAGCGGCGGCGCGAACTGCACGAACAAGGCACTCATCATGGTTGACGGCGTGGTGACGGAAGCCACCAAGGAACTCGTTGACCTCATTCGCGCCAAGTGTCCGCTGTTCCGGTTCCACGAGGAACACGGCTTCATTACGGTGAAGGACTACCACCGAACGGACGTGCGCGACATGGAGAAGAAGGACGCTTCGGCGCAGTTGACGGCGGCGGACTTCAAGAAGCGCGGGCGCAAAGCCCCGAAGACGCGCAAGGACGAAATGCGCGATGACGACGACGAGTAATCGTCTCGCCGTCCGCCGCCGCGCAACAGTTGAATTTTGACAAAACGGAAAGGAATCACAGGCAATGGAATTTTCCAACGGTATCAGAAACCTCCAGGACGGTCGCGCTATCAAGCGTCCGATGTGGCGTGGCTATATCGAGCGTCAGATGCTGACGGCCGCAGAAGCCGCGCCCGCCATTTGGGACAGCACCAAGGCGGACTACGCCATTGGCAACAAGGTGACGTACAATGGCGCGTACTACATCTGCACGACGGCTCCTGGTTCGGCGGGCGTTCTTCCCACGGACACGTCGTATTGGGCGACCTACACGCTCAAAGGCGAAGAGTACGAGTACATCTTCCACAACCGTGCGGGTACGACGTTCCGCTTCAAGTATACGCCGAACGCGCCTTATTGGGAAAACACGAAGGCGTATGCGGTTGGCGACAAGGTGACGTACAAGAACAAGTATTACAACTGCGTTCAGGCAGGCACGGGCAAACAGCCCGATACGCAGACATCGTATTGGACGGAGTACCTGGCGTCTGCGACGAACCTGACGCTCGACCGCGAACTGCTGACGAACATTGTCCAGAACGATTGGGAAGAGGGTGCGGCGGAGGACTTCGCGGAGTCGGCGGCGGCGGCTTCGGATTCCAATTGGTAATGCGGGCATTGGTCGAAACACGGGGAAAGGGCGGACATGGCAACTACCGATGAGCGTTGGCGCGTACTGACGGCGCGGGACGTTGCCGCCGCCTTGAACCAGGACGAAATCGACATGTACAACCAACTGCCCGATTTCGCCTCGTTGGAAGACCCCGTAGGGGATTTGCTGAAGGAAGTCGCGTCCTATGTGCGCGGCTTCTGCCGTGCATCGGGCAAGGTCAAGATTGACCCGAACGACAGATACACCATTCCCGAATCGCTCGTCAAGCCCGCGATTTCGATTGTCGTCTACCGCATGTCGGCGCGTATGCCGATGGAAGTGACGGACAGCCGAAAGGAAGCGAACAAGGACGCGGAGGAACTGCTGAAGAAGGTGGCAAGCGGCGAGTTTCTGCCAGAATCGTTCGGCGTGATGGATGACATGAACTGGTCTGCCGTTCCGCTGACGGGTATTCACCTTCGCCCGAACTTCACCTTGCGCGGTTCTCCCACGAATCCGTTTCCACCGTGGTCGGGTCGGAGGTTGCCGTAAGATTGGACGCTACGCACAGAAACGGTCGGGTGTCGCGTGATTTCACTTGAGACAACCTACAACATCGAGAACCTCAAACGCAAGGTTCTCGCCTTGTCTAAAGCGGACACCATCCGAAGGATAGGCGGTCGCATCGTCTACCACATTTCGTCCTATATTGCGAAAGGGGCGGAATCGCGACACAAGTGGGCGAACAAGTTGGGTGCAGAGCCGACGGGCATGTTGGAGTTTGCGCCGCAGGAAGGCGAATCGCGGTCTCGGACGGGAGCCAGCATCGGCGTATCGGAAGCGGACAACGAAAGCGCGGAAATCGCCATTTCGGGCATTGAAGGCATTGGACGCGCCTTCCACGACCTTGAAATCTACCCGCAGAACGCGAGTGCGCTGACCGTGCCGATACACCGCGAGTCGTATGCCAAGACCGTCAAGGATTTGAAGGACAACGGTTGGCACATATTCCGAAGAGGGCGTGTTCTTGTCGGCAACCACGGCGAGACGATTGGCGGACGCGCCGTGCCGCTTTTCGTGCTATGCGGACACGTCCACGTCGCCAAGGATGAAGAACTGTTGCCGTCGTCCACGCTTCTTTACGATTGGGCTATTGATGAGGCGGGCAAAGCGGTTGAAGCGGTAATGTGACATGTTGGAATTGCAGAATCCAGTACAGACAATACAGAAATACGTCGCGGACATGTTTCGCGACGAAGATTGGTTTTCGGCACACCGCGTCAACATCGTGGAACAGAACTCACAGCAGTTGGCGTTCCTTCTGAAGACGAAACTCGACGAACTGCGCGGCGTGTCGCTCGTGGTTGGCGTGGACGGTATTGACAACAACCATCCGTCGAGGGAAGTGCAGATTACCGTGGCGGCAACCGAGCGCGTCACGCTCAACCGCGCCAAGCAGGGTTTTGTGACGGCGATAGACGCGGCGTTGGCGGCGGTTCAGTTGCTTGACGGTGCGGATTACGGAAACGTCAAGCAGGCGTTCCACTTCCATGACTTGCGGCATACGGCGGCGCGTGACGCGGACATTCTGAAGGCGACGGCGACGTTCGGCGTTCAGTTCAATTGGTGTTGATTTCCCTTGGTAAAAACAAGAGACAATAGGAAAAGAAAAGGAGAGTAAATAAAATGGCAATGGCAGACATTGGAGTCGGTTCTTCGATTACATGGGGCATTAGCCCCACGTTGCGAGACCAGGTTAAGAGTTCGATGCAGTCGAACGGCGGCGTTGTATTGAGTTGGAACGCCGACAAGGAAGCGGTCGCCGCGCCGTGCGAAAACGAAATCGGTCAGCGCATCGGTGAGCGCGTCTACGACTACCACAAGACGTGCGACATGACGTTCCAGATTCCCGCAGGCACTCGACCGCCCGCCATGCTGACGAAGGTGAGCATCGAGGGCATTCAATGGATTATCCGAAACATCCGCGAAACGGAGAGCAATAAGGACTACAAGAAGTTCTCGGCGCGTCTGGAAGCGTGGGCAAACGGATTCCAACTCAAGGAGGCGACGGGCATTGTCACGACGAACTTGAGCCAGCATGCTTCGGACTTCCCCACTTGATTTTTCATTCGGTTTTCTCGTCTGTGACATCCAAGGGAAGTTGGTATCAACATGTCATTGTTCGGTAAGTTGAAGTTCAACAGGGGAAAGACGCCAGCGGCGGTGTTGGAAGCGGTGACGCGACCAACATCGCTGACATTGGCGCGTTTGGCGTTGCTTGAAAAGGCGGAATGCCCGATTATCTTCAGGGACATATCGAAACTTGCGGAGAACGTTCGGGCGACCTACCTTTTTAGCATACCCTACGAAGAGGCGGTGGAGAAAATGGCGACGGCGGACAAGGATTCCCTTGTTTGGCTTGAAAAGGTTGGAGAGAAAGCGTACCTTGACAAGTTCGAGGAACTTGCCCGTGGTATCGTCGAGTTTTGGAAAATGTTGCCGAACACCGAAAAAAAAAAGGACAGCGAGACCGTCTCGGAAACGGGTGGTTCGGAGAACTTGTCGAATGGCTCTGCCGAACCTACGGCTACCGCATAGACTACGTTCTGTACGAAATGCCCGCGCTTCATGTGGCGATGCTTTGGCGCATGTTCGCGCAAGGGATTGGCGGTAGCGAAACGGGGACGCTGATGGACGACGAAATGGCCAAGGCAATGAAGGAAATGGGAATGTGACATGGCGGAATCGGGCGCAAATAACGAAGTTCGGATAAAGGTCGTCCTCGACTCTGCCGAGGCGCAGGCGCGTCTTGCCGAAATCAAGGCGGCAATGGACGCGCTTAATTCGCAGATTTACGGAACAAGTAGCAATGGTAGTAGTGGAAGTAATAACAATGGAGTTGGTGGCGCGACAACCAAGACAACAACGACTTCTATTGTAAATCAAGTACACGCCAATAATGGAAACAAAGAACACGCGAATATAAACGATCCAAAAGGCAACGGTGCTAAATTCGGAAACGCCGTTGTAGACATCCTTTTGTCTAATGCAAAAAGTTTTGGATTCGCGGCTGGTTTAGCATTTGTTTCCAAAGCGATGGACTTGAAGTATTCCATTGAATCTTGGAACAAAGAAGTTGAATTTGCACAGCGAAGAAGTGGTGAAGAAGGAAATACGGCACTTGACCGCGATGAGGCGAAATGGGCTGGTCGTGGAAGGGGAATGTCAACATGGGGTAAATGGGGTGCTGTAATCGGCGGTGGTGCAATGACGCTTGCGGGACTTGCGGGAGCATTGTTTACGGGTGGAACGTCGCTTGCATTATCTGGTGCTGGGTTGGGGATTATGGCAACTGCGGGCGCATTAGGAGCGGGTGGAGGATATTTGGCGGGGCAAATTGCTGGTAAAGACAAGGGAGAAGAGCAAGCCGAAGAGAAATTTGAACAACTCCAACGTATTAGAAAAGAGGGAATTGTTCAACAACAGAAACTAAATGCGACGCAGACAAATATCAGTCTTCAATCACAAATTGGAGAGGCAGCGTTTTCCAAGGCATTGAAATATGCAGGAAGCAGAGAAGGGCGCATCGAGCAATACAGAAGTGCATTGCAAGAATTGGAATATGGCGATGGCGAATCCTCTATAAGCAACTTAAAGAGGAATCGAGACCGAATGTTAAAGAGTAAAAACTTCGACCCGAACAGTACCGAGTGGAAAGAAAACGAGATGAAACTTTCCCAACAGCGTTCAAAGTGGTCGCAACTTCAGTATGGTCTTTTCGAGCAGGAGTATTTGCAGAATCAGCCGAAACCGTATGAAGGGTCTGACTTTGCAGATAGCATGACGGCGAAAGGTCTTTATGTCGGTGGTCAGGTTGATGTTGGCAAGGCGAATCAACCGATTATCGACCATTTGGCTGAAATTCAGAAAATGCTTATGGACTACATTCCGAAGGCACTTGACAAGTTGGGTGAAAAGGACGGAAAGATAGAAGATGCTGGATTTACATTCAACCCGACGAAAAACATAGGACGGTATAAATAATTTGAAGGGTGTTTTGAAATGACAGTCACAAAGAGCGATTCGCGAGGTTATTGGGAAACGACACCATGCCAAGTCGTCCTTATGGCGGACAGGGAAGTGTATACGATTTTCTATGAAGGAGATTATGATACGCTTGAAGCAGAGGCGGCAAAATGTATTGTTGGAACGCAAGAGGTAATACTTGATTACAACAATGCTGGATATTATCAATCGGCAATGATTATCATAGGGTCTAATCTTGCACGAAAACGTGGCGGTCTTGGGATTTTGCAAGTTCAGTTTGCGGCATTGTATAACCGTGAAATGTGGAACATTGACTTTGCCGAAGTTTCAAAGGATATAAAGACGTGGCTTGTCAGAGATTATTTCAATTCTGACAACGTACCAGTGGCTATTTGGGATGAATATCGGAAACTTGCACTTTGGGAAAACAATAAGACGAATGAGACATGGAACGATTGGTCAAACTTCCAATATCCATCCGTCGGTGACACACCAGGAGGCACATTGTCTGGTGATACGTTGAAAATAGCAAAAAAAATTATGAACGGCGTATCGTCTTATTCGATTTATGTTCCCGTCATATCGAGAACAACCGTTCATGTCATTTCTCCGACTATTGGGACAATTGGCAAGAAACAGAAACCTTCTGACATGCCAGGTTGGACTGGGTTCAACAATCAGACATTGAATACAGCGTGGCTTGGATTGGCTCGTGAATGGCTTAAAACGGCTGAAAAGAGTTCTACCAACATGGATGGAACGTTCACAATGGTTGAACAATGGCAAGGGTGCGACTTGGTAGACCCAGACCTTTACAAAGAAGCGTGATTTTTTCGATTTGACACGGTGGCTATGAATAGATGGGGTTAATAAACTCCATGTATGATTATGGTAGATATTCCACCTTTAGTAGCACCAGGTCAAGAAATAAAAGCGAGTACGATAAACGCGCTCATCGAGGCGGTTCGTCGTTCTCGTCCTTTGCAATCCGCAACTGTCCGAGTTAGGCAGTCGTTCAATGGAACAATGCTTGATGTTATACAACCGACAAGCAACGCAGGGAAAAAGGACAACACACTACATCCATTCAAATTGCGCGTTGCGGGTGATTATAGTTGTGTCTATGTTCCGAAAGGGTCTGTAAGTGTAAATGGTGTCGAGTCTACATTTGAATCCGCTACGCTTTCGGGTGAATTGCGAGACATAACACACGATGAAAGCGACCGAGATTGGTATGTTTGTCCGACATGTACAATTCTTTATGTACAAGTCCAAGAGGAATATGTTTCCAATAAAGAAACGGGAGAAAAGATAAGTGATACGTCTAAATTCCTTGTAAGTCAAAACGAAGAATCGCCTTACAAGGATGAAAATTACGAAACCGACACGACAAAAGTTGAATACACCAAATGGACGTTTGTGATTGGTGAATTTGAATTAAACGACAGCGGAAACAAAGCAGTTAAAGTAAGAACGCAGAATATAAAAGAGGCGTTAAACCTACAAAATTCTCATGGTGGACTTATTGGCGCAACTGGAGGAACGGGTGCTACGGGTGCTACGGGTGCGCAAGGCGCACAAGGAGGACAAGGCGCACAAGGTTTTAAAGGAAGCCAAGGAACTCAAGGCGCACAAGGTTTTAAAGGAAGCCAAGGAACTCAAGGCGCACAAGGAGGACAAGGCGCACAAGGTTTTATCGGAGGACAAGGCGCACAAGGCGGTCAAGGAGCCGTCGGAGGACAGGGCGCACAAGGTGCGCAAGGTGCGCAAGGAGTTATAGGTGCGCAAGGGCCGCAAGGAGGACAAGGCGCACAAGGAAGCCAAGGAACTCAAGGCGCACA